TTACACTTTAGTAATCTCCTCCACTACATATTGGTCTTTTACTTTCTTGCAGGTACATACGAAGAATTCCGGATGTTTCAGAGCTCCTTGTAAAGTATCAGGAAGAATCATTTCTTTAGTACGACGGTCCATTGCAACCGTTGCATACAGGATACCTTCACTCTTGCATTTCTCTATTAATGCACTTTTTAGTTCTTCTACGCTATATTCCATTTGTGTGATCCTTTGTCGCTGCAAAGTTATGGAAAATATGTATATTTTGTGCAATTATATTCCTGTAATAAATAAAAAAATAGCTCCCTAGTTCGTCCGCCGACGAGGGAGCTATTAACACAAAAACTAAACTAGACACATTTTTGGAAATCTAGTTATATATTCTGTATATCAATTATATAGTCCTGCTTTTTTTTATGGTTCGACCATAATTCGACCATTTGATGTTTTATGTACTATCAAGATTTCTGTATTTCATATTTTATATTACTTTAAATATTATATTTGCGCATTGTCAAACTAAAATAGTGCGTTTATGAAAATGTTTTTTAGAAGCATCCAAAAATGGATGAAAGAACGTAAAGTTCGTCGAGAACTTAAAAAAGACCAAGCTTTAAGAGAACGCTGCATTGGTTATGTCACAAAAGTGAATGGAACCAGTTCTTTCATTAATGTGGCTGATTATACATATAAATATATCAAAGAAGGAAAATTGCCTTAATAATTTTAAACTTCCTTGTTTGGTAAAAGCATGGGTAAGGAGAACTTTATTCTGCTTACAGATTCATTTTGTGCATCTTCATTAGAAGATACACCTACTCCTATAATGCTTGCAAACACACCAACTTTTGTATTGTTTCCTTTATTGTCAGATGTTGTCAATGACAGATTAAATTCAATATTTGTGATATAACAATGTTTTGACGCTACCTCTATGTAATTTGAATCCTGTTTCCCTATATCACCAATAGGATTAATGGTTAGTGGATATTTTGATGTTCCGCCATTTAACTCTGTTACTGCATCTGCTATTTGAGTAACTGTATCTTTTATGAATTCTTTAAGTTCCATATATAGTGTTTACTTCTAGTTTGTATCATTGTTTAAGAATCATATTTTATTTATAAAGCGTAATTTATTCCACTAATTCTTTTAAATGGGATTTTTCATGCCATTTTAAATACGTACGTCCTGATTTGGTTTCAATAGACTTTAAGTAAGGAGCAATTTTAGGAGATTGAATAGATTTTGTAGTATCATCTATTAGAGTTATTTTATGATTGATGCGGCTATTGATGGCATGTGCATCTACTGCATCATAATTCAAATTAGAACGTCCTAAACTTAATATGAAATTTGTATCATTAGAACCTGTAACGTAATTAATAAGCGTCATTCTATTATTTCGAAGAACAACAGCATTGAATTTAATTGCTAGTCCTTCATGTATAGAATAATTGGTTTTTAAGTGTTCCTTATCTACAAGGTTATGTATGAAATTTGTGGCATTCCTTTTAAATCTACCAATCTGTTCTTTTTCCTTTTTCTCTTCAAAAGAGATAAAAGATGCACTAACTACGGCGTTAATGAAACTGGACAAGTCGTATACTATATTTGGTACTAGCTCTGCTTTCTCTATTTTTTTGTAATAGTAATGATAGCCAGCATGTTCTAAAATATCTATTTCATAATCTTCTAAATAGTACTGAAATAGTTTGAAATAGTATATATCATCAGAATGAGCATCACATTCATACATACCACTGTCTATCCAACCACCATCAGTAACAATAAAATCATCTCCTCTTCGAGTTAAAAAGACGGAAACAAAAATATTACTTGTTGTTGCTATCGGTGTTATGATCTCAAAAGTATTTCCATGTTTCTTTATTTTCCATAAAGAATTGTAGGATTTGATGATATATTCAATAAGTTTTTCCATCTCTTAAAAATTTATTCCTTCAAGTGGGTCTTTGTCTTCTCTTTCGAAAGGAAGATAGCCTTCTCGAAATACTTGTATTTCAGGTAATTCATGCTCATCATTAGTGTAGATTACACTTTCTTGGCAAAAGTAAGGAAAACCAAAGTCAATGTCAAATAAATGTTCAGCTTGTTTGGGATTATTCAATAAGTCTGTTTTATAGGCTAAAAAATATCCATTATCATCATATTTGTGAAAATGGGGAGTTGTAACACTTTGCTTGGCTAAAGGTATAAACGGAACTTCGTTTTTATGAGTACCTCCACCACTATCGTAGCGGATAACGACTCCTTTTTTGAATTTATCCGAAACTATCTGGAAAGAACAATCTGTTTTATCTCCATTTCGTACTTCACAAGTCATAAATGTATTTCCAAAGTGAAACTCTGAATGAAGATGCTTTTTAGTATAAAGAGATGTGCCATGATTTCCTTTAGGTTCAGAAACAATGATTGGCGCATTAATTCTCTTTTCTGCATTAATGAAAGTTTTATAGTCGTCTATAATTTTTAAAAGCTCTCTATCTTGTTTTATTTTTGCCATATTTGAATTAAGTTATAGTGTTAGCTAATAGGCTCTACTGTTTCAATTTGGTGCATACTTAAAATGTTGTTCTGAATACTATAATATGATATATTCTTTTCATGGCATATCCAATATTTCTTTTCTCCTGCAACAGTTCTAAGCTTATATTTCATTATTGTTTTTAGAATCAGTTTCATCACTTTCTTTTTTGCTTTCTAGTACTTCATTAATAAGTTCTTTGATTTTAGTGTAATCTTTATCATCTAAATCTTCTTTATTAATAATTTCCTTGAAATCCTTATCAAATATATATTCATAATTTCCTATGTCTGGGCTACCTCCTTTAGTTTTACATCTAAATTTATGTGTTGCTTTCCAACCACAAAATTCTTTTTTTATAAAGTTAGCTCTGTCTTTTATACTGTCTGAATGTAATGTAACCATATTAGTACATGCTTTGGCTTTTTCCAGATTTTCATTGAATTTATTTTTAGCTTCATAATATCTAGAGTTACTATATGAAGAATAGCCATCACTCCAAATCTCCATGGTTTTTCGTGCGTCTTTCATTTCATCTAGATATTCATCTGCTTTTTCAATAGCTATTTTAATGAAATAGGCATGTCTTGTAATGATTGAATCTGTATATACAGATGTAAAAGCACTGTCTATATTGGTTTCAATAGGTTCATAGCTGGCAAAATCATATAGGACTTTAAACATGTCGTCCTTAATTAATTCATTAGCTTTTTCTTCTTTAGATTTGCATCCACTTAATAACATAGTAGCTGATACAACGATAAATAATAATGTTTTCATTAGTGTATATAAATTTTAGTTTATCCTACATTTCGTTCATTTTTCAACATAGTCAGTTCTCCTTTGGCTTTTTTAAGTTCTTCTGTGAGTAACTGATTCGTTTTAGTTTGTTCGGTGATTATACCTTGCAAGGTAGTGATCGTATCTACCAAGCGTTTCATTTGTTCTATGTTTGGGTCAGGTGTTACTTCTGAAAGTAGCATTTGACCTTTTCCGCGAAGTAACCACTCAGCAGAAATATCTTCATAGGTTAGTAGAATTGAAGTTAATACCTTAGCGGAAGGTTCTGTTCCACGTTGAAACATTGATGCTATTACAGATTGTGTTACACCAATTCTTTTCGCAAATGCGCTATCTGTAATGCCGGCAGACAGAATTATTTCTCTAATTCTTCCATTGATAGTGTTGTTATTTGTCATAAATCCAATCAATCAAAAGTTAATAAAACGCAAATGCGATAAAATAAAAAGTTTTTTGTTTTTAAAATAACGCAAATGCGATTATATTTGCATCATAAATCAATCAATCATACAAACATACAAAAAATGATTGATAAAACCAATTAAAAAATAACGATTATGAGCTACAATTTATCACAAATAATGAAGTCTGCACACCGCAATTACAAGAAGGGTGGAAAAACATTTTCAGAGTGTTTAAAATCTGCATGGAGCTTTGCAAAACTCCAAGAAAGTTTCTCACCGGAAGCTGTGAAATCAAGAACTGATAAATTTTTAGCTGAAAGACATGAAGCTATGAGCAAGACTGCCAAAGCTACACCTAGTAAGGAATATAATAACCTTAATATTCCCGCTTCCGCTTACTACACCCCAAATAGTACTCATTACGGTGCACATTACGTCGGAGATTAATCAAATTATACAACAATGGATAAAAGAACCGAACTAGAAATACAGCGAGACAAATATGAAGCTGTGATTGAAGAACGAGACGCGTTGATCAGCTCTTTGAGAGGTGAAAATGAAAAACTCAAACGAGATTTAGAATCAGAACGTGGATTTTATAGAGAGAAAGTTTCCCAATGTGATGATTTGAAGAAATTTATTGAATCGCAACGAAACTTAATGGACATAGTTTTGAAGAACAACCAAAGTATTCTCTAACCCTCACTAAAGTCAAACCAAACCGCCGGTTATCCGGTACCCAGTCCGGTCTTTGAGCCTGCCCTTGAAGGGAGACTGGGAACAACAGAGAAGAGTTCTTTGACATATTGGTAAAATGGTGTTTTGGAAGCCGACACGTGCCGAAAGGGATTACTGACGTAGGCGGGCTTCTCAACGATATAATGCTGTGGTTAATGGTCAAGCCGTATCGTTGTAAAACTAAATCAGTTAGACGTTTGTCGGCAAATCGAGGTATTTGCTTTATGTATATAAAGGTGATGTAGCTCAGGCAGGTTAGAGCGCTGTGTGTGGTGGATGGTTGAGAGTTCGAGTCTCTCAAGAAACACTCTTAGCTTAACGGAAGAGCACCACAAGCAGAGGTCGGCGGTTCGAATCCGCTCATCGCTTCAATGTTTAATTTAAAATTAGATTGTATGGAAAAGGATATTCAGAGACGTAACGTAATTGATGTATTACGGGGTATGGATGTTGGTGCAATAGAAGTATTTCCTATCGTTCAGAAACCGTCTGTAACTAATACATTGAATGCTCGGCTTTATAAAGAAAAAGCTGAAGGAATGGCTTGGAAAACAAAGTCAGATGTAAAAAATATGCAGTTTATAGTAACCAGAATTGCATAACTACCTTGCTTGTTGAGATGATCAGAGGTGAAATGGCTGAAATATTGCTAGATAATATTCTCCGTCTGTTTTCTACAGAAACGTTTGGAAAAGATAAGTCTGCGTATTATGTGGGTGGGGAAAAGAAATTGATGAATCTTATAGAAGCGGGTAAGATTGAAAGTGATAAGCCCACTAATGTCCAAAACGGCAAGTGGCATTGTAATGCTGCTCAAGTATTACTTCATTGCCGATGTGCGGGAAGGAAAGTTAAATCTAAAAAACGGAAGAAATGAAAAAGATTAAAGTGATACAGTATGCCATGATGTTCATTGCCTTATGGACAACACTGTATCTTGTAGATAGCATTGAAGTTAGCAAGAAAGAATTTATTGCTGCTTTTGTATTGGTGACTGTCGTATCAGTGAATTATATCTGTTTTCGATACTACGAAGATAGGAAACAAAATAAAGATAGCCTGTGAAGGTCTGCATTGCTTAATTTTAGTATTTGTCATGTTTATTTAGCCCGGTTCGCCGGGCATCTGCCGGGATAGCCCAGTTGGTTAGAGCGCATGTTTCTACATGAGGTCAGCGGTTCGAATCCGTTTCCCGGCTCAACTCAATCAGAGTTAAGTAACCCGTGAGGGGGAAAATTATGTTTGTATCAATAACAATTCAATCAATGTAGCCGGAAGCGTCTGGCTACGACCTGAAGGAATGGCGGAATTGGTAGACGCAAGTATGCAGATAGATTGAAGAAAGTCATACATAGGTAATCTATCATCCCGGTTCGAGTCCGGGTTCCTTCACAGAGAATTTTTCTTTTTATGTTTAACTAATGTTGCCAGCGAAAAGGACGCTGTAGGGTTAAAGCCCCTGTTATTTGAGTTTTAATTGTTCTATACTATTCCGGTGTGCTTTGAACGGCTATCCGGAAGCAAGAAGCTCGTGAGAGTGCTATTTAATAGTTAATGTCGTGTTTTATTTTGTGTTTGTGTTCTAGGTGAATGGTTCGTGAGAATAGTTCACTTAAAACGGATGGCTGGTGTAATTGGCAGCATACGCAGATATGCGTGATGTGGGTTCGATCCCCACGCCATTCACCCTTCTGATCCTAATTAAATTATAGTAGTTCATGAGTTTTGTTTTGTGTTTGTGATTGGGGTGTATGGTCTGTGAAGATAGTGCACCTTTTTAATTAATCGGGCGGATATGTATATCGTTGGTTGAAACTGCGGTGAGGTGCACCAATATTCCGTGAGACCGGTTCGACTCCGGTTCCGTCCACTAGCATTTACATTATGTATAAATCAGGGAGCCGTACACCCTTCAAAGCGTAGCCGTTCCATAAGGTACATTGGATTATTCATTTTCTTATTTTTCTGCCTGTACAATATCGTACAGGCAGTTTTTACTACCTGAAAATGGCGTTAAAATGGCGAAGTTTCTGTTTGCTAAACTTGTCAATAACGATTACCTTTACTGATGTAATGAACTAAAAGTCAAACCATTAAATTAGAATTATGACAGCGAGAAAAAACACTGTATCAACGGTTCAGAATGAAGAGAAGAAGAAAAATTCTATCAGACCGCTTCTAGCTTCTGAAATTGAATGTAGGGTTGGTACTATGAAACCGGACGGTTCGGGCTGCTCCTTGCTATTATACAAGGATGCTCGAGTAGACATGAGAATACTTGATGAAGTGTTCGGAGAAATGAACTGGAAACGGCACCATGATGTCGTTAATGGGAATCTATTCTGTACGTTGTCCATTTGGGATAATGAAAAGAAGGAATGGGTGAGTAAACAGGATGTTGGGACAGAATCTAGCACAGAAAAAGAGAAAGGGCAGGCTTCGGACGCCTTTAAACGTGCAGGATTTAACTGGGGAATTGGGCGTGAACTTTATACGGGTCCTTTCATTTGGATTCCACTTGAGAAAAATGAAATATATCAGAGCAAAACAGGTTCTCCTGCTCTATACACCAAATTCAGTGTAAAAGAGATTGGTTATAACGAGCAAAAGGAGATTATTTTACTTGTTATTGTGGACAATAAAAACCGCGTTCGTTTTGCTTATGGTAATACAAAGGAAAAAGTATATGCTCCCAATGTTTCTGCTTCAAACGCTTCGGGCAAAGTATATACTGGTGTAGACCTAGATCGTGCAATTAAACAAATGACTGGTGTTAAAAGCCGCGAAGAGCTTGAGAGAGTTTGGGCTGAACATCCCGAACTTCACAATAATAAGGAGTTCAGAAACATAACTATTGACATGCAGAAAACGTATCCTCCTAGAAATTGATAATAATGATAGAATTAGTGAAATCCAGTGTGGTTTTCAATGAGGAAAACCACACTTATATGCTCGGTGAAAAACAGTTGCAAGGTATAACCGGTATGATTAGCCGGCAGTTGTTCCCTGACAAATATAAAGATGTCCCCGATTTTGTATTGAAGAGAGCTGCAGAGAAGGGTAGCCTTATTCATGCTCAATGCCAGTTTGCTGATGTAACAGGCTTACCTCCTGAAAGTATTGAAGCAGAGAATTATATCAGAATGAGGGTAAATGCCGGATATAAGGCGCTTGCCAATGAATATACCGTTTCTGATAACGAATACTTTGCATCGAATATAGATTGTGTTTGGGAGAAAGCCGGTAGAATTAGTCTTGTTGACATCAAAACTACCCTTCATCTTGATAAGGAGTATTTAAGTTGGCAGTTGTCAATCTATGCTTATTTCTTTGAACTTCAAAATCCATTACTCAAAGTTGATAAATTGTTTAGCACTTGGTTGCGTGGTAATAAACATGAATTTGTTGAAATTAGCCGTAAGTCTGATAAAGAAGTCAAGAAGTTAATGGAATGCGAGAAGAAGGGTGAGCAATATCTATCCAATCTTCCCGTTCCTGCCCCTGATGATGACAAGTTACTTATTCCAATGCAGCTTGTAAATACTATAATCGGGATTGAGGAAGAACTTGCAGATCTAACCAAGATTCAGAAAGATTATAAGGCAAAATTGAAAACTGCTATGCGTGAGAATGGTGTCAAGTCATGGGATGCCGGAAGATTGCGAGTTAGTTATACACCCGCTTCTACGAGTGACAATTTTGATACTAAAAAGTTTCAGGCTGACTATCCGGAATTATATTCTAAGTATATCAAAACAGTTCCTAAAGCTGATAGTATCCGTGTAACAATAAGGGAGGATAAATCATGAGTTTAAACAAATTGATGCTTATCGGGCATGTTGGCAAAGACCCCGATATTAGAATTTTGGAAGCTGGTTCTAAAGTGGCCACTTTCTCCTTTGCCACCACTGAAAAAGGTTATACCCTTGCCAATGGAACACAGGTTCCTGAAAGAACTGAATGGCATAATATTGTTGTTTGGCGTGGTCTTGCCGATGTTGTTGAGAAGTATGTCCATAAGGGAGACAAGTTGTATCTGGAAGGAAAGATAAGAACTCGGAGTTATGATGATAGCAGAGGAATTAAACGGTATATTACAGAACTTTTTGTTGATAATATGGAGATGCTTTCTGTTAAGCCTCAACAAGCGCCACCACCGCCACCTCTTCCGGAACACACCAATAATCAGACTCGAAGTGCGGTGAATGAGTGCCCGCCACCGCCACCACCGACCAAGGACGATTTGCCATTCTGATAGGTTATGGAAGCAACATTGACGAAGAAAGATGGCAAAATCCAAATGGATAAGTCTTTCGAGTTCATGTGCAGCACACTTCGTAATGGAGAATACACTGTAACCATTAAGAAAAAAACACAGCCGAGAACATTAAATCAAAATGCTCTCATGTGGAAATGGTTTCAGTGTATTGGTGCCTGTTTGCGTGAATACACAGGTGAAGAGTATTGGAGCACTGCTGCTGGAGTTCAGGATATACATGACTTGTATTGTAAGAAGTTTCTTGTGAAACAGGTTCATGTGAATGGTAAAGTGGAAACTATTGTGCGAGGAACAAGTAAACTTAATACTTTAGAGATGCATAATTTCATGGAAAGCGTGAAAATAGATGCGGCCACCGAGTTTGGTATTACACTTCCATTGCCTGAAGACCAGCATTACTTAGATTTTATTCATGAGTACCAAAACCGGTACTAATTAATCCTTTTATAATTTATGATTGCAAATTTGAGAAACTACGAACCCGAGACAATCGAGTTTGTAGTTCCCGATTCTATTCGGGAAAAATTTCCCCCTGTTTTATTTCAGGGTTCTACGAATGTAGATGAATTGATAAAGTTGGTGAATGAGCATTTCAATGCTACATTCCCTGAAAGTGAGGTGACACAACGTTTACTGGATGAATTTGAGATTTCCGAAATTCGTGAAGAGTATTGCATCAAGCAAGAGAATGAGGTCCCCAAACGCGAACGTGAACTGTTGGAAGCCATTGAACGTGCGAAAAAAATTAAGAGTGATGCACAAGACAGGTTAGCTTCTATTAAGACTGAAATTAAAGACCTGGCTGCCGAGGTCAAAAAGGGGACGAGGGAGTATCATCTTTCAAGTAAGAATACGATCCGGTTTGCTCTTGATGGATATTTCCTGTATTATTCATGGGTGAACGGTGAGTTTAAGCTTGTGAAAGCTGAAAAAATTCCTGATTGGGACAAACGTTCTCTTTGGGCACAGGAAGATCGAAACAGAAAAGCGATGCTTGATTTGTTTGGTATTGAATATCCTGAAGTAGAACGCCCTATTGATGATACAGAAGATTATGGGGACAAGTTCGAAGAAGACCTGTCTGATAAACTTCCTGAAGAAGAACCGGAAGACGATGAGTAGATTGCAGCACAAAAAAGGCAGGAAGTCCAACTATGTGAAGCGACTTGTGAATAATCCAGATTGGGAAGAAGCTAAGCGTAAAATTCGTATTAGGGACGGACATAAATGCCAGATGTGCGGTAAAGACTTCAATTTAGAGATTCACCACAAAACATACAAGGTTAACGGAAAATCAATCGTTGGTCATGAACTTGAACATCTTGATTGTCTCGTTACCCTTTGTGGTGACTGTCATTCGAAAGTTCATAAATATCACATCAAATTATGACATACCAGTTAAGAGACTACCAAAAAAGTGCTAGTGATGCAGCGGTCAGCGTTTTTAAATCCAAGGAAAAGAAAAACTACGTGATAGTTCTTCCCACTGGTGCCGGGAAGTCCCTTGTCATTGCCAATATAGCTGCACGGATAGACGGGCCGCTGATAGTGTTCCAGCCTAGCAAGGAAATACTCGAACAAAATTTTGCGAAACTTCAATCATACGGCATATTCGATTGTGGAGTTTATTCAGCTTCTGCCGGAAGAAAGGATATCAATCGTATTACGTTCGCTATGATTGGTAGTGTGATGAAACACATGAGTTTCTTCAAACATTTCAAGCACGTTCTGATTGATGAATGTCATTTAGTGAATCCGGAGAAAGGAATGTATAAGGAATTCTTTGAAGATGAGCAAAGGAAAGTTATTGGGCTGACAGCGACTCCTTACAGATTATGTTCAGGAAGAGGTGGTGCTATGCTTAAATTTATAACTCGTACCCGGCCAAAGGTTTTCACTGATGTTATTTATCACTGTCAGGTGAGTGAACTACTTGCTAAAGGATTTCTCGCAAGTTTGAAATACTATGATATTACAAAGTTGGATTTAAGTAGAGTCAGGACTAATTCTACTGGTGCAGATTACGATGAAAAAAGTCTTCTGCAAGAGTTTGAACGTGTGGACATATACAAAGATATAGTTGGATGGACAAAACGTCTGTTGAACCCCAAATCGGGCATACCACGCAAAGGTATTTTAATATTCACGAGGTTTATTCGTGAAGCTGAAAAACTGGCTTCCGAAATTCCTAATTGTGCGATCGTTAGCGGTTCTACTCCAAAGGAAGAAAGGGCACGAATTCTGAAAGGTTTTAAAGATGGAAGAATAAAAGTTGTTGCTAATGTCGGCGTACTTACAACCGGATTCGATTACCCGGAGCTTGATACGGTTGTTCTTGCACGTCCAACCAAATCCCTTTCCCTCTATTATCAAATGGTCGGTCGTGTCATTCGTCCCTGCCAAGGTAAAGAGGGTTGGGTTGTTGATTTGAGTGGGAATTTCCGGCGCTTTGGGCGTGTTGAAGAGTTACGCATAGAACAGCCTGAAAAGGGAAAATGGTGTATAATGAGTCGTGGCCGTCAATTAACCAATGTAGTATTTTAATTATCATGTGGAGAAATTACAAGAAGAAAGAAAAGAAAAAGCCTCTTTTCGAGGTAGAAGGTGTTAAGGTCAAGAAGAAACCTGATCTTGTCAATGAACTAGACAGAATATTTAGTTTATTCATCCGTTATCGTGATACGATGCCTAATGGATATTTTCAGTGTATTTCATGTGGTAAAATAAAGCCTTTCAATAAAGCAGATTGCGGTCATTACATCAACCGCCAACACATGAGTACTCGCTTTGATGAAATGAACTGCAATGCTCAATGTTCACATTGTAACCGCTTCATGGAAGGAAATATTCAGGATTATCGCAGACGTCTAGTTGCCAAGTATGGTGAACGAAATGTGCTGATCCTGGAAGCCAAGAAAAATGTTTCTAAGCAATTTAGTGACTTTCAATTAGAAAAGCTGATTACTCATTACAAGGAAGAAGCGAAAAAACTGAAGGAAGCAAAAGGTCTGTGAGTTTTATTACTAATCGGAGTATAATCCCTTAAAATATGGAAAGAAATTCATTCATCTTTTATAAAGGGTGGAGAGAAGCAATCAAGGATTTGCCGGATGATGTCAGGCTGGAGATTTACGAAAGCATAATTGAGTATGCGACAACGGGAAATCTTCGGGGGTTGAAACCTATGGCAAATATTGCTTTCAACTTTATAAAGATAGATATAGACAGGGATACTGAAAAGTATATGTCTATTGTGGAAAGGAATAAGAGCAATGGTTCTAAGGGGGGACGTCCGAAAAGTGAAAACCCAAAAGAACCCAAAGAACCCACAAAACCCACTGGGTTATTTGGAAACCCAAAAGAACCCACAAAACCCGATAATGATAATGAATATGATAATGATTATGTAGATGATAATGATTCTCATTTAAAAAAGAAAGAAACTTCTCCTAAAGGAGAATCAAAGAAAGACGAGCTTTCTTTGTTCCCCGAGGAAAAGATTGATTGGGGTGGGCTAATGGATTATTTTAATTCCACGTTTAAAGGTAAACTTCCTGCTATAAAGTCCATAGATGCAAAACGAAAGAAAGCTATTAAAGCACGTGTCGCACAATACGGGAAGCAAGCTGTATTCGATGTGTTCCAATTGGTTTTAGACAGTCCTTTCTTGCTTGGACAAAACGATAAAAATTGGAGGTGCACTTTTGACTGGATATTCAAGTCTGCGAATTTTACTAAAATTTTAGAAGGAAATTACAATGGAAAACGAACTGATACTGCGGCCACAAGAAGAGAATCGGTTAGCAGTCTTACGGACCTCGCCGAAAAACTATTGCAAAGCTCTATGCCCCAAGAAGGTTGAAGATGTATTTCAAAGTGATGAACCTTCTATTGGCACTATTATAAGAAAGTTTGGTGAGCCGCAAGCCAGAGCAGTGTTGGTCATATTGATAGCTGATGCCTTGGAGTTTTTCAATGTCGGTAATCCAATGTCGGCTACACAAGTCGCTACTACAGTAGATTTAATCATTGAAGAATATCCATATATGAAAACTGATGATTTTAAACTGTGTTTCAAGAACGCAATGAAAATGAAATATGGCAATATCTATAATAGAATTGATGGTCAGGTCATCATGAGTTGGCTTCGTGAATACAATAAAGAACGTTGTGCTGTTGCTGATAATCAGTCATGGAATTTTCATAAAGAGAATTTGTCGGAGGAAGTGAGTTATACAAGTGGCTTGTCGTATGAAGAATACCGGAACGAACTCAAACTTAGAGTTGAGCAAGGAGATGAAGAAGCTGCTAAAGCGTTAAGTCTCTCAAATGAAATAATCTCTTATCTAAACAAAAGAGAAAATGGCAAACAAGAAGCAGAAGGTGACAATTTACTGGAACACTAGGCATATCAAACTTGAAGATATTCCTGAAGTGAAAAGAAGAATACGGGAGCGTTTTGGTATTCCTAATCACACAACTGTTAATGGTGAAACGGATTGTTATATCCGTGAGGAAGATATGGAATTGCTTCGGGAAACGGAAAAACGTGGCTTCATTCAAATACGTAATAAGCCCGCATGAAAATGGCGTTAAAATGGCGAAGTTTCTGTTTGCATAACTTGTCATTTTACGATAATTTTACTGATGTAATGAATTAAAAGTCAAACCAATATAATTAAATTATGGAAGTACAAAACATTAGAATTGACCTTATCAGTCCTTCTCCTTTGAATCCGAGAAAGACTTTTGATGAAGCAGCTCTTGAAGAGCTTGCAAGCAACATTGAAAAGCAAGGTTTATTGCAACCTGTCACTGTCAGAGTTGCTAAATCCGAGGAGATGACTAACCTAGAAACCGGAGATGTTACCCCATTACCTTACACATACGAAATTGTTTGCGGTGAGCGTCGTTTCCGGGCTGTGTCACTTTTGAAAGCAAAGGAAGATGAAGCGAATGTTGCAAAAATCAAAGCCCATCGAAAAAAGTCGGAAAAATTTCAGACAATATCCTGCATTGTCAGAGAAATGACAGATGATGAGGCTTTTGAAGCGATGATTACCGAGAATCTTCAAAGAAAAGATGTTGATCCCATCGAAGAAGCTTTTGCCTTTGCGCAGTTGGCTGAAAAAGGACGAACTTTGGAAGATATCGCTCTTAAAATAGGAAAGTCTACCCGGTTTGTATTTGACCGTATTAAATTGAATTCTCTTATTCCTGAACTAAAAGAGCGGGTAAGAAATGGAGATATACCATTGTCCGGTGCTATGATTCTTTCTAAATTGGATGAAGATACTCAAAAAGAGTTTCATGAGGAGGAGGAAGAACAATGTACTACTGCTATGATTCGAGAATTTGTGAGTAATTCTTTCATGGAGCTTGGTAACGCACCTTGGATTAAAGATGATTCCGATAATTGGGAAAATACTGATATTAAATCATGTTCTCAATGTGAGAATAATACGTGTAATCATGGTTGTTTGTTCTATGAAATGAATAGTAAGGATGCTAGATGTATCAATGCTGCTTGCTATGAGAAAAAACAGATTGCTTATGTGACGCGGAAAATTCAACTAGAATATGAACATCTTGTTAAAGTTGGCGAACCTCTTTCATTTGGAAAAACAGTAATTATCGCTAGACGTCCCGATACATATTGGGGAGAAGATAGAAAGGTTTTCTATGAAAAAACTTTGGAAGCTGTTAAACAACTTGGATTTGAAATAGTTGATCCTGATGAAATCTTTAGATGTAAGTGCTGGTATTCAGAAGATGATGAACGCACTTTGAAAATGCTTGAAGATGGAGAAGTTTATCGTTGTCTTTCATTTTTTGGACATTATTCTCCCGAATTTAACGTTAGTTTCTATTATGTTAGAAAAGCAACGGCTTCCTCTACTTCCGCCGTTGCCGATCTAAAAGAGATAGAAAGGGAAAAAATAAACGCCCAATTAAAAAGAGCGAAGGATATAGTCAAGGAGAAGTCTGCTGAAGAAATGCGCAAGTGGGCGCAAGAGAAAACATATTATCAGAGAACAAAAGAATTCTCTGAAAATGAACAACTTGTTTTTGATGTGCTGGTTCTTAGCGGTTGTAGCAGTACTTATCTTGAAAAACTGAATTTGAAAAAATGGAATGGTGAGAGTGATTTTGTAAATTATGTCAAGAACAACCAAGCTGACCGACACCAATGGTATAGAGCCTTTATTGCTGAATGCTTATCATCGAATAATGTGAATTTCTGCTCCTATTTGCAAAAGTGTCAGAAAATCCTTTTTGCAGAACAATATCCGGATGATTACAATGCGCTAACAAAGAAACTTGCAGATTCATATAGCAAGAAAGAGATGAAGCTCAAACAGCAACTCGAAGAACTTAATAACGATAACACAGAGGAAGCCTAACGGTTTCCTCTCTTTATTTGAAATGAAAATGAAAGACTATATAGAATTTCTAAAAGACAAGATGGCTATTAGCCACAATACTGGATTTGAAGTTAATCCTAATGAAATATCAACTTCTCTTTACCCTCATGTGAGAGATACCGTTCGTTGGGCGGTTTCCGGTGGTTGCCGTGCCATATTCTCCAGTTTCGGTATGCAGAAAACAGTAACCCAATTGGAGATATGCAGAGTTATAATCAACCAGTATTTTGGTAAAGCTCTTATCGTTTGTCCTAAACGTGTAGTAGTAGAGTTTATCACCCAAGCTAAGGAGCACATGAACATGACAGTTAAGTATGTCAAGACCATGAGCGAAGTCAGAGCCTGCAAGTGTGATATAATGATTACCAACTATGAGCGTGTCCGTGACGGAGAAGACGGCGTAAGAATAGAACCTTCCTTTTTTACCGTTACCTCATTGGATGAAGCAAGCGTATTGAGAGGGTTCGGCACCAAGACATACCAAGAGTTCCTACCGCTGTTCGCCGATGTGCCTTTCCGCTTTGTTGCCACTGCCACGCCGTCACCTAACAGATACAAGGAGCTGATACATTATGCCGGATATCTTGGAGTGATGGATACAGGTCAAGCCCTTACACGTTTTTTTCAACGTGATAGTACCAAAGCTAATAATCTAACGCTTTATCCACACAAAGAAAAAGAATTTTGGCTGTGGGTATCAACTTGGGCATTGTTCCTAACCAAGCCTTCCGACCTCGGTTATCCTGATACCGGCTATGAATTGCCGGAACTGCGGGTACATGAAGAAGTGGTTAGCGTTGACAATTCCACTGCCGGTACAGACCGTGACGGACAAGTGAAGATGTTTCGTGAGGCTGCTCTCGGACTTGCTGATGCAGCGAAAGAACGTCGGGACAATATGGCAGAGAAGATTGCCCGTGTCGTAGAGATTATTAATCGTCCTGAAAACAAGGACGAGCATTTCCTTTTGTGGCATGACCTTGAGAGTGAGCGGGAAGCCCTTTGCAAGGCTATCCCCGGTTGCAAAGCTGTTTATGGCTCGCAGGATGATGAGGAAGCCGACAAGGTGATAGCGGACTTCAAAAACGGGAGATTGAAATACCTGGCCGCAAAGCCTGAAATGCTTGGTGAGGGTTTGAACTTCCAGTACCATTGTCATAAGGCTATCATGTTCATCGACTACCGGTTCAATGACAAGTTTCAGGCGATAGCCCGTATCTACCGTTTCATGCAAAAACATCCTGTAGACCTTTACTTGGTCTATGCAGAAAGTGAAGGAGAGATATTCAAAAGCTTTATGCAGAAATGGGCGCAGCATCGTGAAATGGTTTCTAAAATGACTGATATCGTCCGTGAGAACGGTCTGTTCGGTTTGCAGGCAGAGGAGAAGATGATGCGCTGGATGTTTGCCAGCCGTGAAGAAAAATCCGGTAAACTGTGGAAAGCCATCAATAACGACAATGTTTTGGAGTGTCAGAAAATGGAAAGCAACTCGGTGGATTTGGTTGTAACCAGCATCCCTTTTTCCAATCATTACGAATATACGCCGACCTATAACGATTTCGGGCATAATGAAAGCAACGACAAGTTCTTCGAGCAGATGGACTACCTCACACCAGAACTGATGCGGATATTGAAGCCTGGGCGGCTGGCTTGCATCCATGTGAAAGACCGTGTATTGTTCGGTAATGCCACAGGTGACGGTATGCCCACCATCGACCCGTTCTCCGAAATGACGGTATTTCACTACATGAAACACGGATTCCGCTACATGGGGCGTATCACAGTAGATACCGATGTGGTAAGGGAGAATAACCAGACCTACCGCCTTGGCTATACAGAGATGTGCAAAGATGGTTCTAAGATGGGTATTGGTTGCCCTGAATATGTGCTTCTTTTCCGTAAACTGCCTTCTGATACTTCACGTGCCTATGCAGATTTGCCAGTAACCAAGAATAAGAATGAATATTCGTTAGCCCGCTGGCAAATAGATGCTCATGCAAGTTGGAAATCTTCAGGTAATACTTTGTTAAGCTATGAAGATATGAAAGTTGCCGGTATTGACAAGATACGCCATTTGTTTAGAAACTATGAGCGTGAACATATATACAATTATGAAGAACATGTTGCTTTCGCTGAAGAATTAGAAGTTTACGGTAAACTACCAAAAACATTTATGGCCGTAGATCCTGTAAGTAAGAAACCTTGGATTTGGGATGACGTTACCCGGATGCGTACACTCAATACCAAGCAGTCACAGAAAAAACGTCAAAATCATATTTGTCCTCTTCAGCTTGATATTGTTGAGAGGTTGATTGAACGGTATTCAAATAAAGGAGACTTGGTATTCGACCCATTTGGCGGTATCGGTACTGTTCCTTACTGTGCTATTAGATTGGGGCGTAAAGGGCTCTCTACCGAGTTGAATTATGACTATTGGAAAGACAGCCTTTCATACTTGCATGAAGCTGAAATTGAAGTGAATGCACCGACGCTATTTGATTTGATGGAAGCTATTTAATCTAAATAAGAATGGATATGTATTTGTATAAAAACAGACCACCGCCTTTATTAAATAGTGTGAGATTATTCTTAGTCTAACAATTTAACCCGATCGATATGATAACATTGAATAGGTTTGCCCAGAGATGCTTGAATATCATGAGGAAGCGCTTTAAGATGAATGAGCATAGCTCAAGAAAAGCGTTTAGCATAAGAATTGAAGCCGTTTGGAGAAAATTCGATATTGCTTCTAAATATAGGAGTGATAATCTTCCTAAATATTCGGAAGATGAAGAATTGGCAGCCGAGATGATAATTTACCTTGTTGCCTATTTAAAAAGATTTGGTTGTGAGGACATTGAACAGCTTATCAAAGATAAGATAGAGTTCGATGATAGAAAAAATGATTAGGTGTTGTTACTGACTGTTTGTGTTGTTGATTTTGTGTTGTTGATTTTAATATAGTTAGTTATGACAGAGATTATTCAAGTCTGCCTACTTGATTTTAATAAGGGGCAGCTCACGGGATTGCCGAAAAATCCACGTTTTTTTCGTGATTACCGCTTTGAAGCGATGAAGAAAAGCATTCAGGATTCGCCAGAGATGCTTGAACTTCGAGAACTTATAGTTTTTCCCTACAATGATGGCAGATATATTGTTGTTTGTGGTAATTTACGTTTGCGAGCTTGCAAGGAGTTAGGTTATAAAGAACTGCCTTGTAAAATTCTGGCACCTGATACCCCCGTTAAGAAGTTGAGGGAATATGCCACTAAAGATAATGTCAATTTTGGTGAGAATGATTTGGACGTTATGGAAAACGAGTGGAATAAGGCGGAACTCCAAGATTGGGGCATCGAATTTGCCCCGGAGAAGAAAGAGGATGAATTTAAAGAGCGCTTCGATGCCATCACGGATGATACAGCCATTTATCCTCTCATTCCAAAGTATGACGAAAAACATGAGTTGTTTATCATCACCTCAAGTAATGAGGTAGATAGCAACTGGCTTCGTGAAAGGCTGGATATGCAGCACATGAAGTCGTACAAGACCGGGAAAGTAAGTAAGAGTAATGTAATCGACATAAAAGACGTTCGCCATGCCTTGCAAAATAGTAATACCAAGTCATAAGCGCCATGACCGGGTGTTCGCTAAAAAGTTGGTGAACGATCCTATCATTTGCGTTGCTGAAAGTCAAGCTGACTTATATCAACAATTTAACCCGGAATGTGAAATTGTTACTCATCCTGACGATGTTATGGGCCTCATCCCGAAACGTAACTGGATGGCAAAGCATTTTGGAGAACTTTTCATGCTTGATGATGATGTCCATGCCTGCAAACCTATTTATGTGGAAAAAGGAGAACCTAGCCGGATAAAGGATAAAGATAAGATAACCAATATCATTCAGTCATTATTTGAGATGGCCAGTATGATGGATGTACATCTGTTTGGCTTCACCGCTCGGATATCGCCGGTAATGTATGATGAATCCGCTTTTCTTTCTCTTTCGAAAATGATAACCGGTTGCAGTTATGGAGTAATCTATAACAAAAACACTTGGTGGAATGAGGAAATACGTTTGAAGGAAGATTTTTGGATTTCTTGTTACATGAAGTACAAAGAACGTAAGGTTTTAACCGATTTGCGGTATAATTTTGAGCAAAAGAACACTTTTGTAAACGCTGGTGGGCTTGCTTCTATAAGGAATCAGGAAGAGGAACGTAAATCTATCCTCTTTATCAAAAAGAATTTTGGTGATAGTATTTTGCTAAAGAGTGCAACCACTAATGGGAAAGACAAAACAAAGCAGCTCGTTCAATATAATATATCATGCAAATTCAAATTCTAATAGTCTGTAAAAAAGGCGTTTAAATGGCGTCCATTCTGTTTGTCATATTCGCCTTTTTTAGCTAATTTTACTGATGTAATAAACTAAAAGTCAAACCATTAAATTAGAATTATGATTATAAGAACAGTTTGCGGATATGATTTCTTTGAGGTGAGTTCTGCAATGCAGAAAGCCATTAGGCGAGCCGACACCGGGGTAGCCGGCTTTTTTGCATTGGAACTTTGGGCGAGTGGGTACCGCGACTATGTGTGGAAGCGTCTGTTTACCATTAGTGCTGAAGATTGCTATGGAATCATTACTAAAGAGATAGAAGCATTGTGGCAGGGGCATGAGCTGGTAAACAAGACTGCTACTGAACCCAAAGGGAGGATATTTGTCAGTAAAGCTGTTATTCTCCTTTGTGAATGTAGAAAGAATCGTGATGCGGATCATTTGCAAAACTTCATCTATGATAGAAAGGATATTGATATAGAAAAGTGGATAAATGATGTCAGGCGTTATCCTATTCCTATTCCAGATTACACTTTCGATGTACATACACGAAAGGGTAAAAAACATGGGAGAACCAAAGAAGAATTCTTTCAGGAAGAATACAAGGCGTTACAACCTCGTGTTCCTGGTTTATTCGATGATTTGGTTCAACCCAGTCAACCAAAGTTATTTAATGATGAAACCACGGCTAAGTAGCTGTGGTTTCTCATTTTTCATATAAGTCAAACCAATTTAATTAAAACAATGAACACGTATTACAAATTTGCGCCAAATGTATTTTTGGCAAAGTGTGATGAGAAGCACGAAAAAGGTGAAACTATTGAGGTTACCACCAAGTATGGTAAGGAGAACGAAAGTATAGTATTTAACCTAATCTTCGAGAAAGATGGGTTTTACTATTACTCCATCGTTAGAGCTGACGGCTTTAATGTTCAAGAATGGGCTAAGCAAAGAGCGGAACGCAGGCATGAATGGGCGTCATCGGCAGTACAAAAAAGTAATGAGTATTTTCAGAAATCAAATAAACATCGCGATTTCCTTTCTTTGGGTGAGCCTATCAAAGTTGGACACCATAGCGAACGAGGACATCGCAAAATGATAGATGATGCCTGGAATAACATGGGGAAAAGCGTTGAGTTTAGCGATAAGGCTGCCGAACATGAAAGAGTTGCGAAGTATTGGGAAAAAAGGGCTAATACGATAAACTTGTCCATGCCGGAAAGTATAGATTTCTATGAACATAAGTTGGAACAAGCAAAAGAATATCACGAAGGATTGAAGTCCGGTAAGTACCGACGCGAGCATACATACGCTATGGCTTATGCCAATAAAGCAGTAAAAGAGGCTAAAAAAAATTATGACCTTGCAGTAAAGCTGTGGGGCGATGTTTAATAATCTGTAGTATCTCAAATAATTTACTATGAGAGAATTATCAAAAGAAACCTCATTACAAAGGGTAATGAGGGCTTCAGGTCGTGTACCTGTACAATGCTCATGCAGTGTTTGTAAACAACAATGTCATACGCCATGTTTAGGTACTCCTGATGATATTGAACGAATTATAGATGCTGGTTATGCCGACAGGTTAGCACTGACAAACTGGGCTGCTGGTATATTCTTAGGGGTTATTAATATTGCTATTCCGATGATTCAACCTGTTTCCGGCAAAGAGTTTTGTGCTTTCTTCGAAAATGGACTGTGTATCTTACATGATAAGGATTTGAAACCCACTGAAGGGCGTTTGTCTCACCACACTGTCAGGAAGGATAACTTCAATCCAACTATGAGTATTGCTTGGAACGTTGCGAAAGAATGGCTGATGCCAGAGAATGAGGATGTACTTTCTCGTGTAGTAAATAAATTCTTGAATGCGAGGAAGCCATGAATGTGTATCAATCAATACCTCGTAGAGATTGTAGGGTGTTTGCTAAATGTGGGGCAAAATCCTTATCACATTGCCGGCGGCATCGTGGAACTGATGGTGAGTGTAAAAACTGTACTCTTATTCATCGCAAACCTCGCAATCGTATTATAGATGCTTCAGGACGTGAGATGAAAAAATGTACACACTGCGGAAATTACTTCTACTTGAACCGGTTCTACAATCGTATAGTAGTGAGAAAGGGTAAGGAATATCATTTATTGACTTCTTGGTGCCGCATGTGTATGTCTGAAATCAATAATCAAAGAAATTTGAAGAAAAGAAATGAGTAGTATAAATTTATTATATATTGACCTGTTTTGTGGAGCAGGTGGAACCTCGACAGGAGTGGAATCTGCAAGAATTGATGGTAAACAGTGTGCTAAAGTAATAGCCTGCGTCAATCACGATGCCAACGCCATTGCAAGCCATGCGGCCAATCATCCGGATGCATTGCATTTTACGGAAGATATTCGCACGCTGGAACTTTCCCCGCTAATTGAACATCTTGCCAAATGTAAGGCTCAATATCCGGGTGCAGCGGTCGTTCTTTGGGCGAGCCTGGAATGTACGAACTTCTCCAAAGCAAAAGGTGGGCAACCTCGGGACGCTGATAGTCGCACACTTGCTGAACATCTTTTCCGGTACATTGAAGCTATTTGCCCGGATTACATTCAGATTGAAAACGTTGAAGAATTTATGAGTTGGGGTGATATGGACGAAAACGGAAAGCCTATCAGCATGGATAAAGGTAGACTATATCAAAGATGGGTACGCAACGTAAGAAAGTATGGCTACAACTTTGATTTCCGTATTCTCAATGCTGCCGACTATGGTGCATATACTACTCGAAAACGCTTCTTTGGTATATTTGCCAAAAATGGATTACCGATAGTATTTCCACAACCCACTCACTGTAAAAACGGTAAACAAGATATGTTTGGTCGTTTGGAAAAGTGGCGCCCGGTTAAAGAGATACTGGATTTTTCCGATGAAGGAACAAGTATTTTTCGTGAGAAGCCACTTGCTGAAAAGACAATGGAACGTATCTATGCCGGCCTGATAAAATTTGTAGCCGGGGGCAAAGATGCTTTTCTTATCAAATATAATTCCATGAGCCGGACTGGAAAATATAATGCCCCTGGGATTGACGAACCATGCCCGGTAGTAGCTACGCAAAACAGACTGGGAGTTGCGCAGGTATGCTTTCTTTCAAAACAGTTCAGTGGACACCCCGAAAGCAAGAATGTTTCTATTAATGAACCAGCCGGAACAATTACATGCAAAGACCATCATGCGTTTGTATCAGCCCATTACGGTAACGGATTTAACCGCTCAATAAATGAACCGTCTGCAACCGTAACAACGAAGGATCGGTTATCTCTCGTTTCTCCATATTTCATAGACCAGCAATATGGAAACAGCAAACCTTCATCTACAGAAAAGCCGCTTGGATGTATTACCGCCAATCCTAAGTACAATCTTGTTAGCTGCAAGCCGTGGATTATGAATACAAACTTCTCCAACGTTGGTAGTAGCATAGAAGAGCCCGCACAAACAGTCACTGCAAATAGAAAGTGGCACTACCTAATGAACCCTCAATTTAATAGTGCAGGTGGTTCCGTTGATAATCCATGCTTCACTCTCATAGCACGTATGGATAAAATGCCGCCTTATTTGATCGCAACTGAAACTGGACATGTAGTAATCGAGATTTATGATACCGACAGCCCTATGACAAAAAAAATAAAAGAGTTCATGGGCTTATACGGGATAATTGATATTAAAATGCGAATGCTACGCATACCTGAACTAAAGCGTATCATGGGATTTCCAGAAAACTATGTGTTAATTGGTACACAGGCTGACCAAAAGAAATTCATAGGGAATGCAGTCGAAGTTAACATGGCACGTGTTCTCTGTGAATGTATTAGTAAAAAGTTACGTGAACTAGGGTCAGTTGCAGCATAAAATGGCGTTAAATTGGCGAATGTTCTGTTTGTAAAACTTGTCAATAATGATTACCTTTATAGATGTAAAGAACTAAAAGTCAATCAATATGAAGAGGAATGAAAAAATAGCAAAATTAGAAAGACTAGGTATTTTCAATCAATGGAAATATAATACAGAAAGAGCAAATGAGACATTTAATATTGAGTGTCCTGACTTCTCAATGACAAATGAAGAGCGGGTGAACAATTTGTTAGATGTTGATTGCTGTTTTCATCGATTTCTAGCTATCTCATTCCCTTTTAATGGTACTCCTGAAGGCGTTGCTTTTTGGGAGAATATTGCAAAAAAATAATCGAACTTAATTGAATTGAAATTATGAGTAAAAAAGATTTAATAGAGCAGAACATTACAAGAGTTCAAGAATATGTGAGGGAACTTATTGAAGATGCAAAGTGGAATAATGGTGTTTCGGAAACTCTTGAATCTACTTCAATAATTGTAGGTAATAGTGATGATATCTATGATTTTGCAGTTTTATTTGCTTCTAATAGTGAATGTGTTTATTGTGAATTCATAAATGGTAAGATAGAGTACATTGATTGTGAACTAGATTGTGAAATATGCCAATTTGAAGGAAGACTAATTTTTCAATATATAAACGGAAGTTTTCATAATCCTACTGGTCAAATTATCGAACTATCAAAATTGTTGATGAAAGGCGAATTAAAAGACACAAAAAGTATCTTTTGTTCTATGGTACTTCGATTAATGGATACTGAAGAATACAATAACAATTATTGCAAATCATTGGATTTAGTTCTGAAGCTGTTTCCTGAAATAGATGGAGAATTATTAGAAAAGGAATTGGATAGATATATTTAAGCATTACAAGGATGAGTAAAATGAATTTAAATGAATTAAGAGACAAAGCATATAAAACAGCTTGTGAACATGGGTTTCACGATCAAGAGCTAAGTAACAATCATTTTCTTTGCCTTGTGATTTCTGAATTGATGGAAGCTGTGGAAGCAGATAGAAAAGGAAGGCGTGCTAATGTTGATCGGTATAATAAGAAGATTGCTAACAGCCGCATTTGTCAAGGATTGGATTCTGACATTCCCAAAGAGCGTGGTTACGAAGTCGCATACAATGAAACTATAAAAGGCTCAATTGAGGAAGAGTTAGTCGATGCTGTAATCCGCTTGCTTGAGCTTGCAGGACTTCGAGGAATAAGCCTTGAACTTGCCAACGGAGATATTGATGACTGTATTGAAGATATGGCAGAAGCTTGTAAAGACGAAACTTTCACCGAATCAATCTATTCCATCTCTACACTTCCTGTTAGGTATGACGGAATATTTGATTTTCCTACAACCGTGAATGATATGATACTATCAATCTTCGGGCTTGCCAAGCACTTAGATATAGACCTGCTTTGGCACATCGAGCAGAAAATGAAGTATAACGAACTTCGTGAAAAGATGCACGGGAAGAAGTATTAACTCTCAATACCGAAGATAGAAATGAGTAAAGCGATAAATGAAAAAGTCCTGAATAGGTAGTCAGGACTTTACTGAGATTAGATATAAATCTGAAACATTAGAGATTCGACATATTTGCCTTTCATATCACTTCCAGTACTTGATTCAAGAGTCACATGATTGGTTTTTACTGTATAGCCATCAGGCATTAAGCTATTTATGTGATTACAAATAGCGTTTTCTAAATGGTTCGGTTCCCCGTAATAAGGAGTTTCACATACTACTTTTACAACAGTGTTTCCGGATGGCTCAAACAATCTCAGTGAAATCCCTTGATTAAGCTCATAGCCTTCTTTTGTAGATTTAATTACTAACATATTTTTATTTTTAAAATTAGACAACAAAGATAGGCAATAGTTATTTATAAAACAATGAGATGATTGATTTACAGTATGTAAATGATATGTAAATGGATAAATATTAATTAAAATCATAAAAAGAAATGAGCGTTTTTGTAAAGCATTTCAGCAAGAAGGTACCCCACAGGTGGTACAGACATGGAAGGAAGGTGTTCCGGCTGACTCCTAAAAGCATGTTTGACAAGAAATCCCGGACTTTCCATTATGAATGTATCGAGAACAACTATAAGAGCGGGTGCTACATCATAGGGTTCAACCTTTATGATGACATGATCCCGATAACGGAGGATGAGTGGCGGAACGCTATGGAGAATTGCATAAACCCGTATTGATTATGAGTGAATATTCATTGAAAGAAAGAGCTCAGATGTTAACATCATTGCTTGTATATGGCGGTCCTATGACATTTGAGCAAATCAAGAAATTAGATTGGTTGAAAAATACATCTGAATACGGAATATTATTCTATCTCCGGGAAGCTGAAAGATATGAATGGATAAAAACTAAATGTTTCAGCGGTGGTAAGCCGAATATCTATTCGGCAACGGCTAAAGGCCGAAGAATGGCTGAAGCAAGAGATTAATATTCAAATACAGAGTAAATATGAGTGAAGTAGAATTAAAGAAGTTGTTTCAAATAGAGGATATATTATCACTTCCTAATGCGATTTTTAAAATAATCTTTGATAATGACGAAAGATTGCATCATATATATCGAGAGTTATTACAACTCAATACTCATGATCTTTCAAGAGATTGGTTTCAAGATATATATGAGGGTGAATTGGCTCAAAGAAACCAAAACAAGCAGGATTTTACTCCTAATGTAGTAGGAATACTACTATCAAGATTGACAGGGGTTTCCAAAGGGGTGATTTACGAACCTACTGCCGGGAATGGTTCCCTTATTATTTCTAACTGGTGGCATAGAGTTAAAACTTTAGGAACTGATTTCAAACCGTCTGAACACCCCGTTGAATGCTGGGAGTTGTCTGATAGGTCTATTCCGTTACTCTTGCTTAATTTATCGATACGTGGTATTAATGCAACTGTGTATCATGGTGATGTACTTGTAAAATCAATAAAAAGTGAATATCGCTTGCTGAACGTGAAAGATATTCCATTCGATTTTTCCATTATAGAAAAGATTAGTTATGATTGACGATAATTTTATAAAGAATCTGTACCAATACACTAGGAAAAGAATCAATTTCTTGTTTCCTGGCATTGATATTAATTACATGGATATCTCTCATTCCGTTATAGCTGACGAACGTTTTTCTATTGAAAATTGGCGGGATTTGGTTGATCGTCTGATTTACGATGAGGTTTCCTTTATAAAAAGAAACAACCGTTTTGGGGAAGCTGATTTAGCAATTAGAAATACTCCTGAAAATATTTTATTATGTAATAAATGTGGGGAGTATGTACCTGAAAGCAAATTCTATTTAAGTACGAAAATTTGTAATTCATGTTATTATATTGAAAATCGGGAAAAAATACTGAAGAATAATAAGGCATATCGGATTCGTAACAGAGACAAATTACTTGCCCGTAGGAAAGAATTGCGAAATGCCAATATTGAACATTATAGAGAATTGGAGAGGGCTAGTTACAAGCGTAGATATAAGGTTAATAAGGAAAAGATATTAGAGAAAAATAGAAAATATCAATTAGCTCACAAAAGTGAAATACGTGAGTATATGAAAGTGTATTATCAAAAAAATAAATCAAAATGGAAACAGTAATAGCAAATCCGCCCTTTTCCGCCAAATGGAGTGCAGATGTCTCTTTTATGGATGATGAACGATTTAGTGAAGTTGGGAAATTAGCCCCTAAATCTAAAGCTGATTATGCTTTTGTCTTGGATATAGTCCATAAACTGGATGTAACAGGGATTGCGGCTATAGTTCTTCCTCATGGAGTTTTATTTCGTGGTGCTGCCGAAGGTGTTATTCGCAGGTTTCTTATTGAAGATAAAAACTGCATTGATGCTGTCATTGGGCTACCGGCCAATATATTCTATGGTACTAGTATTCCTACTTGTATCTTGGTAATAAAGAAATGTCGTAAAGAAGATGAGAACATCCTTTTTATTGATGCAAGCAAAGATTTTGAAAAGCTTAAAAACAAGAACTCTTTGAGTGATGAACAAATAGACAAGATTGTACAGACGTTCCAAGAGCGTAAGGAAATTAAGAAATACAGTCATTGTGCCACATTGCAAGAGGTTATGGCTAATGATTTTAATCTTAACATACCGAGATACATAGATGTATTTGAGGAAGAAGAACCTATTGACATTAAGGCTGTTATGGATGAAATAAAAGAGCTGGAAGCCAAACGTGCCGAATTGGATAAGGAGATTGATGTTTATTTGCGAGAATTGAAACTGATTTAAATAACAAATTTATAAGATATGAAATTGGATGATGTGTATAAGGCTTGGATTTCTGTAAAGAAAAGGCAAGTCAAGACTAGTTCACTGGCATCGTACCAGCAGATATACGTGAAAAAGCTTTCTCCAATGTTAGGATGTATGGAAGTTGGGGAATTGAGCAAAAAGGTTATTGTGCCATTCATGAACGATCTTATGGATAATTCGGGGTTATCTGTGAAGTACTGCAATGATATTCTGATAGTTCTAAAAATGCTAATTCGGTTTGCTGACGAAGAGTTAGACCTTGAGGTACATAACATTACATGGAAGATGGTATGGCCAAGTAAAAATAAGATAGCTGCTCAAAAGCTGGAACGTTATTCTCCTGCTGAATATAAGAAAATCGTCGATTATGTGTTAGCGAATCCATCTCCACGTAATCTTGGAATTTTGCTAACGATATGTTCCGGTATGCGTATAGGGGAAGTATGTGCCTTACAATGGAAGGATATAGATTTAGATAAAAAGACTATTCATATTTGTAAAACCTTAGAACGCATATATATGCCAGGCGAGGATGGTACATTTAATAAAGCAAAAACCCATATTGAGATTGGGCCCCCGAAAACTTCAAATTCTGATAGGTATATTCCTATCTTAAAAAACATTTTCCCTTTGGTGAAGAAGTTTTCTGCTGTGTGTAATCCCGATTATTATGTGTGTACTTGTGGTGAGCAATATACAGAACCTCGGACCTTGCGGAATTATTATGAGAAATTTATTCTTGAAAAGGTAAAACTAGACCACTGTATCAAGTATCATGGATTAAGGCACACTTTTGCCACGACTCTTATAGAGAATAAAATTGATGTCAAAACTGTATCTACTATTCTTGGTCATTCAGATGTAGGTACCACTTTGAATATTTATGTTCATCCATCAGAGGAAGCTAAAACCGATGCTGTTAATTCAGGATTAAGGAGAATTTTTAAATAGCCCCAAATAAGTGATGAATATCGGAATACTAGCAGTCGATAGCAATTATCCTAATCTAGCTTTGATGAAGATAAGTAGCTATCACAAGGCAAGAGGTGATAATGTAGAATGGTATAATCCCCTTTGTTCTTATGATAAGGTTTACATTGCAAAAGTATTTAGCTTTACGCCGGATTACGGCTATTACATCAATGCCGATCAAGTTGAGAAAGGCGGTACAGGGTATGACATAAAAAAGGTTCTTCTACCGGAAATTGATAGAATGATTCCTGATTACGATCTGTATAATGTTGATAAAAATTTGGCTTATGGCTTTTTGACAAGGGGCTGTCCTAATCGTTGTAAATGGTGTGTTGTACCTGCCAAAGAAGGAAACATCACTCCTTACATGGATATTGCGGAAGTATCTGCTGGGCGAAAAAATGTGATTCTCATGGATAACAACATACTTGCATCCAACTACGGTTTGCAGCAGATTGAAAAGATTGTCTCCATGGGCGTACGAGTAGACTTCAATCAGGGCTTAGATGCTCGCTTGGTAACAGACGACATCGCCCGGCTACTGGCAAGAGTAAAGTGGATGAAGCGCATACGGTTCGGCTGTGACACACCGGGACAGATTGCCGAATGTGAGCGTGCCACAGCTTTGATTGACAAGTACGGGTACAAAGGCGAATACTTCTTTTATTGTATCCTGCTCAGTGACTTCAAAGAATCGTTTGAGCGTGTCAATCATTGGAAGAACAAAGGCGGTCGGTTCTTACCGCATTGCCAGCCTTATAGGGATTTGAATAATCCACGTCAAATTATTCCTCAATGGCAAAAGGATTTAGCCGGATGGGCTGATAAGAAGTGGGTGTTTAGAAGCTGTGAATTTAAAGACTTTACTCCTAGAAAGGGTTTTAAGTGTAGGGAGTATTTTCAAAAATAAGATTTAATCTTTAGGATTTTATGTTGAACCTAGGTGTGTCTTTAAACAAGATGCACCTTTAGTTTTTGTGATGATGAGAAAAATGATTGTAACCGGCAGTGAGGGATTTATTGGTAAAGCCCTTTGCCGAGAATTAGCTAAAAGGGATGTCGAAGTCATAGGACTTGATCGAAAGTCTGGTATTGAAGCCACAAAAGTATGTGAGCTCCTGAAAAATGGGGGTATTGATTGTGTGTTCCATTTGGCGGCGCAAACTAGTGTGTTTAATGGAAACCTGGAACAGATCAGGAAGGATAACATTGATACTTTCATGCGAGTAGCTGATGCTTGCAATCAAAATCATGTGAAGTTAATATATGCCAGTTCGTCAACGGCTAATCCGGAGAATACCACTTCTATGTATGGAATAAGCAAGTATTTCGATGAACAGTATGCATCTATCTATTGTAAGGCTGCGACCGGGTGCCGGCTGCATAATGTATATGGACCTAATCCGCGAAAAAGAACTCTTCTCTGGTTCCTGATGGAAAAGGAAAACGTGTCATTATACAACTGTGGTCAGAATATCCGGTGCTTCACTTACATAGATGATGTCATTGAGGGGCTTATCTATTCGGTGGGTTGTAACCGGCAACTTATCAATATTTGTAACGTCCAACCTGTGACTACTATGTATTTTGCTTCTTTAGTAAGATACTACAAACCGCTTGAAATTGAGCTAATTAATGAAAAACGGGATTTTGACAATTTAGAGCAGTCGGTGAACCGGGATATCTATTTAGTACCTTTGTCTTACACATCTGTCGAGGACGGAGTAAAGAAGATCTTTGATGAAAGGAAAGGGAAAGATATGTCGTATTGACGACTGGGATAAGCCGGAAGCGGTGAAATGTAAGAGCTGGTCTCATCAGGAACGGTTATGTGATCTGAAAGAAAAGGTATCACTTCATAAAAAGGGTGATATCTATTACATCTCCCAGTTCACCCGTTCCAAGACTGGTACCAGCTTTTCAGAAATTAAACAGTCGGAGGAACTTGCATCATTCTTTGCAGAGAGAGCGTGTGAGTTTCTCCACCGCTTCATAGTAGGGGGATATGAAGGATGGTGTATAGTCACCACACCGCGACGGAGACACAACGAGGGCTTTCATTTTTCAACCTCTATCTGTACGAAAATTGCGGGGGCGGTGAAAATACCATTCTATGAGAATGCAATCCAGTGCCTAACTAAAGATAGATTGAATCCAGAATTCTTTCTTCTTCGTCCGATAAAGGAAAAGAAAATAATAGTGTATGATGACATATTAACAACTGGCAGCACACTGCTTGCCACCTATGAGCTTTTAAAGGATAGAGAGCAGCTTCTTTTTCTCGTAGGAATAAATAACAAATGATATGGGAAAGCAAGAGAAACCATTAACATTCAAGCAAGAGAAATTCTGTAAATACTACGTTGATACAGAAGGTAATGCTAGTGAAGCATATAGGATGTCTTATGATGCGTCAAAGATGAAACCTGAAACGATTTGGAGTGCTGCTAGCAGATTGTTAGCCAATAGCAAGGTTAGTGCAAGGATAAGTGAGATTAAGCAACAGAGGGCGAAAGAGACTGAAGTAGAGAGGAAAACGGTCGAGAAGGTATTAATGGATATTGTACTCGCTGATCCCGATGATTTACATTATGTAGACCCTGTTACCGGGAAAACAAAGATGAGAAGTCCGTCCCAACTTCCAAAGCGCGCCCGTAATGCGTTGAAGAAGATTCAGAATAATAGAGGAGTGGTTAATTATGAGTTCAACGGCAAGACAGAAGCCGCCCGGATTCTTGGTGCCTGGAATGGATGGGAAGCCGATAAGAATGTCAACATCAAAGGTGGAGACGGAAATAAAGTCGGTGAACTTCGTATCGGATTTGAAGATAATGAGAATTCGGAAGAATAGAACAATTTGAACTGCAAAATCCGGTATTCATCCTACGGAGAAACCTTACTTTTAGAACAATATGGTTATAAATTATAAGAAGCTAAATCCTAACGGATTCTATCTATTGAAGTACTTGAATGATGAGACTATCCGTTTTATCATTCTCTATGGAGGTTCATCTTCCGGTAAGTCGTATAGTGTGGCACAAACAATACTGATACAGACATTACAGGATGGTGAGAACACTCTTGTCATGCGTAAGGTAGGAGCTTCTATTCTCAAAACCATTTATGAAGATTATAAGGTCGCTGCGATCGGTCTTGGCATCTCCCATTTGTTCAAATTTCAACAGAATACTATTAAATGTCTGGTAAATGGTGCGAAGATAGATTTCTCCGGTCTTGACGATCCGGAGAAGATAAAAGGTATCTCTAACTATAAGCGAGTTCAGTTAGAGGAATGGTCAGAGTTCGAGCATCCGGATTTCAAGCAGCTACGTAAGCGTTTGCGTGGTAAGAAAGGGCAGCAGATTATTTGTACCTTTAACCCGATCAGTGAAAGCCATTGGATAAAGAAAGAGTTTATTGATAAAGATAAATGGCATGATGTACCGATGACTGTTACCATTGCCGGCAAAGAGTTGCCGGAAGAACTTACCAAGGTCAAATCCGTAAGAAAGAACGCACCCAGGCAAATACTTAATCTTCGTACTAAGCAAATCGAGGAACAGGCCCCTAATACAGTTATTATCCAATCTACCTATTTGAATAATTTTTGGGTTGTTGGTAGTCCTGACGGTACGTATGGTTTCTATGATGAGCAATGTGTTGCCGACTTTGAGTATGATAGAGTTCACGATCCGGACTATTACAATGTGTACGCATTGGGAGAATGGGGTGTCATTCGTACCGGTAGTGAGTTCTTCGGTTCCTTCAATCGTGGCAAACATTCCGGTGAGCATAAGTATGTTCCGGACTTACCTATTCATATCTCTGTCGATAACAACGTGCTTCCGTATATCAGCGTATCATATTGGCAGGTCGATTTCACAACTGGTACCAAGGTTTGGCAATTCCATGAAACGTGTGCTGAAAGCCCCAACAATACAGTAAAGAAAGCTTCCAAACTTGTTGCAAAGTATCTGAAATCTATCCAATATTCTGATAGGTTATATGTACATGGTGATGCATCAACGAAAGCGGCAAACAGCATTGACGATGAGAAGCGTTCCTGGATGGACTTATTCATAGATACATTGCAGAAAGAAGGATTCGAGATTGAAGATAAGGTAGGCAACAAGAATCCGAGTGTTGCCATGACCGGTGAGTTTATCAATGCTATCTTTGATTGTACTGTTCCCGGTATAGAGATACACATTGACGAATCATGTTCGGTATCTATTGAGGACTACATGAGCGTACAGAAAGATGCTAACGGTGCCATTCTTAAAACTAAGGTCAAGAATAAAACTACCTTGCAGACTTATGAGGAGCACGGACACCTGTCTGATACGTTCCGATATGTCGTTGTGGATTTGTGTAGTGAGCAGTATATAGAGTTTAGTAACCGGCGAAAAAGAAACTTGTATGCTTGTAATGGCACTATTAATTTCTTCAATCCAGATACCGAATGTAAATACACTAAGAAGATTCTATATGTGATGCCGAATGTTAATGGGAAATTTGTCCTTATACAAGCGTTTAGATGTGGAAATAAATGGCATGTTGTTGATGTCGTATTTATGGATACTACTTCAACAGAAGATATACGTTCTTCTATTTTGTCCCATGAATCTGATTCATGTGTAATTGAATGTACAGATGCTTATTTCCCTTTTATCCGGGAACTCCGTTCTAGTACAAACAAGGAGATTCGTGTAATGAAAGAGTTTCCGGATGTAGATAAGCGTATTGCTGCAACATCTGATTATGTGAAAAATAGTATTCTTTTTTCTGCATCAAAAGTAGAATCTGATACGGAATATGTTGCCTTCATGAATAATCTGATGGACTATAATAAAGATAGTGAAACAAAAGAGGCCAGTGCTGTTTTGAGTGGGCTAGTACAGTTCGTTGTAAAATTAGGTTTGAATTGAATTGCGTTATATGTGATTGAAAATAAGGATGTTGTATTGTTGATATTATGTTTTCGTAATTTCAAGATTTTAGTGTTTTGGAAAACGGTTTTCCTTTTTACTTAGTTTTGCTCAAAAAGGAACCCAATGAATATTTTTTTTGATAATCTATTTGGAAAGAAATCTAAGACTAAAGGTGAAGTTGAAATAGTTACTTCATCTGAAAATAAGGATATAGATACTCAAAGTGGCAAGGCTGAAAAATGGTCAGTTGCATACATTGAGGACCTTACTAGTCCTATTGTAGCGGGCAGTAACTATCTAACGCTATTCAGTACGATACCTGAAGTCTTTTTCCCGATCGATTATATTGCATCGCGAATTGCAGGTGCTAATTTTCAATTGAAGAAAACTAAGGATGACAGTATAGTATGGGCGAATAAACGAATGAATGGCATACTTAGTCGTCCTAATTGTTTGATGCGTTGGAAAGAATTGATTTATCAGCACCATATTTATAAATTGTGTACAGGGAATAGCTTTATTCGTGCCGCTATGCCTGATGTCTTTTCTACAGCTGAAAAATGGAGATATTGCGATAATTATTGGGTGCTACCTTCTGATAAGACTATTGTAGAACCTGTTTACGGGAATATACCATTGTTTGGCATTGCCCAAACAGAAGATATTATTCGTAGCTATCGTTTGGAGTATGGTTGGAATGGTAGTTTGGAAATTCCTCCATACCAAATATGGCATGATAGAGACGGAAGTGCAGAGTTCTATTCAGGGGCTATGTTCTTGAAGTCCAAAAGTCGTCTTGCTTCCCAAAATAAGCCAATGTCAAATCTAATAGCTGTATATGAAGCTAGAAATGTGATTTATGTAAAGCGGGGTGGATTGGGCTTTATTGTAAGTAAGAAAACTGATGCTACCGGTTCAATAGCGTTGACTGACGATGAAAAGGAACAGCTTTTGAAGCAAAATTTTGAGAAGTATGGTGTAAGGAAGGGCCAGGTACCTTATGGTATTTCAGATGCAGACATTGACTTTGTTCGTACTAATCTTTCTATTGCAGAGTTACAGCCGTTTGAAGAGACTTTGGCTGATGCAATAAATATTGCAGGGGCATACGGCATCCCTGCCGTTCTTGTTCCGCGAAAAGACCAGTCCACATTTAGCAATCAGGCTACTGCTGAAAAGAGCGTATATTGTTCAACTGTTATTCCTATGGCCAAACAATTCTGCAAGGATTTTACAGCTTTCCTTGGTCTTGAAGGAGGGGGATATTATTTGGATTGTGATTTCTCTGATGTTGATTGTTTGCAGGAAGGATTGAAAGAATCCGAAGACGTAAAGACAAATATAAATAAACGTTGTCGTGAACAATTCTCATGTGGGCTTATAACACTCAATGACTGGCGTGCCCAAATAGGCGAAAGTATGATAGAAAATCCCTTGTTTGACAAATTGAAATTTGATATGTCAGATGAGGAACTGGATAAAGTAAATCGAGTTTTTAACACTAAAAGTGGAGATGAAAAAGATGGAAGAGAAAATCAAAAGCCTTCAGTACAAGACAAAGGCAAATGATGTTGATGAGAAGGGTATCGTTACCGTTGCGGTGAACGGTATCGGTGTGAAGGACTCACAAAATGACATATCTATGCCCGGCTCATTCAATAAGACATTGAAAGAAAATATTGGTCGGATGCGTTGGTTCCTGAATCATCGTACAGACCAGTTGTTAGGTGTTCCGTTGAGTGGTAAGGAAACAGAAGGTAATTTGGTTATGGTCGGTCAGTTAAATCTTGAAAAACAGATTGGCCGTGATACGTTAGCTGATTATAAGCTGTTTGCAGAGAATGGAAGAACCCTAGAACACTCTATCGGAGTAAAAGCCATCAAAAGGGATTCTATCGATCCTTGTAAGGTGCTTGAATGGCGTATGATGGAATATTCAACATTGACAAGTTGGGGGAGTAATCCACAGACGTTCCTTGTGAATATCAAGTCTGCTACTGCTGACCAGGTAAAGGAAGCTGTTGATTTCGTCCGGAAAGCGTTCTTGCAGCATGGATATAGTGATGAACGTTTAAAAGGATACGATATGGAATTAAGTTTATTACTGAAGAGCCTCAACGGTGGTGCCGTTGTCTCATGTCCTCATTGTGGTTATCAATTTGATTATGATGCAGAAACAGAGCATACCTTTGCCCAACAGGTATTAGATTATGCTGCTGATTATCAGAGATGGATAACACAGGACATTGTAAGGGAAGAAATGGAGAAGCTCACTCCGGAGATTAGAACCCAAGTAATTTCTCTTATTGATTCTGTCAAATCAGAAAAGAAAGAATTTACTCAAAAGGGTCTACAAGACCTTATGAATTATGTAAGATGTCCCCACTGTTGGGGAAAAGTATATCGTTCGAATGCTATTCTGCAAAACACTTCTGAAAATACCACCGGAAAAAATGAGCCGTCTGTTGACACTCAAGAAAAGAATGACGGGGAAAATGGGAACGATGAAGTAACGATTAAAGCCGCTGATAATGGCACTTTACTCGATTTCAAGAGTTTGAATAGCTGTTTCGAGAATAAATAACTTAAAATTTAAATTTTATGCCTAAAAAATTTACAGTATCAGATTTTAATCTGAAAACAGACGGTCTGCCGGCAGAACAGAAAACTTTCATGGAAAACATTGTCGGCATGATGTGTGAAGTAGTTAACAAGTCACTTGAAGGATTTGCCTCACCGGAGGAGGTAACGAAACAGTTTGGTGACATCAATAATCTATTGAAAGCCTATGATGGAGAAAAGTTCCAGCAATTGGTAAAGGACAACGAGCAACTTGTAGAACAAGTTAAAACTCTAGGTGAAAGTATCGAGAAAATGAAGCAGAAAGGTCTTTCTATGGATACTATCAACAAGTTCGATGAGAAGTTGAACGAGATGCTTGATTCTGAAAAATTCAGAGATTTCGCAGAAGGAAAAACACGCAAATCAGGAGAATTTGACGGCTTCTCCTTGAAAGATGTCGTTTCCATGACTGACAATTACACCGGTGATTTGTTGATTACTCAACAACAGAAACGTGTTGTGACTCAGGTTGCCAACAAAAAGTTGCATATGCGTGATGTATTAACGACGTTGACTGCTGATCCTGCATACCCTCAACTTGCCTATGCACAAGTATATGCTTTCAACCGCAATGCCCGTTTTGTAACAGAGAATGGGCGTTTGCCTGAATCAAGCATCAAGGTAAAAGAGATACAGACAGGAACTAAGCGCCTTGGTACTCATATCCGTATCTCAAAACGTATGTTGAAATCAAGAGTGTACATTCGTTCCTACATCTTGAACATGCTTCCTGAAGCTGTTTGGATGGCAGAAGACTGGAACATCTTGTTTGGTGACGGTAATGGTGAGAATTTGCTTGGTATTATTAATAATACTGGGGTGACTTCTGTAGAGAAGATTATCAGTACAGCCATTGTTACAGGTGCCGCCGGTGCTGTAAAAGCTATTACCGGATATAACGGTGATAAGGATGTGATTGTAGAGTTTGCAGAACCACAGGATTTGATTCTTGATGGAATGAGTATCACGTTCGCTGGTGCCGCTGTTCTTACAGAACTGAACAAAACACACGCTCTTGTGAAAATGGAAGATGGTCGTATCCTTATTCCTGGTGTCGCGTTCTCCGGTGCTGAAACGGCTACGGATAAAATGACATTCAGTGTTCATGAAGCCGGCTTTAAGAACATTGAGGAACCCAACTCTGAAGATGTAGTGAAAACAGCTTTCGCCGCAATGACATATGCCCAGTATTTTCCGAATGCTATTATTCTTAATCCAATGACTGTTAACGGTATGGAATCAGAAAAAGATACGACAGGACGTAATCTTGGTATCGTTAAAATGGTTGATGGGGTGAAATATATTGCCGGTCGTCCGATTATCGAGTATGGTGGTATTCTTCCAGGTAAGTATCTTTTAGGTGACTTTAACCAAGCCGCAAATTTGGTTGATTATACCACTTTGACACTTGAATGGGCTGAAGATGTGGAGACCAAGCTTTGCAATGAGGTTGTGCTGATGGCACAAGAAGAAGTTATCTTCCCGATTTATATGCCGTGGGCTTTCGCTTATGGGGATTTGGCCGCATTGAAGACTGCAATAACTAAAGCGTAGGATTATGGATTACATACTTAGAGGTAACGATAAGGATGTAACCAATGTGCTTAAAGAGCAACGCATTCGGATTAATAGAGGGATGATTCAACTCATCCCTATTTCCGAATGTGGTCTTGTTACAGAAGAAGATGCCCGAAAGACATTGGAATGTATGCTTGCAGAAAAAAATGAAGAGATTGGCAGGCTTACTGCATCCATTGCAGAGAAAGATAAGACAATTGTTGAACTGACAGAAGAGCGTGAAACAATGAAAGCTCGCATTGCAGAACTTGAAGTACAGGTGCCTTCTGATGAAAAGAATCTTCCGGTTGCCGATTCAAAAGATTTGCAAGAGGAAGATGCCAAGGAGGTAACTGTTACAGATGATAAAGCCGTTTCCGTAGAAGATGAAAAGAAAACCGGGAAAGGCAAGACTTCTAAATAACTATCGCTATGTTGATTGATGTTTCATATTTTATGTCAGGTCCCAGGCATATTGAGAATGTTTCGGTCGCTGAAATGCCTTCGCCCCAATCTCTTGCTGTGAATGAGGTGATAAATGGGTATATTAAGGCATTTCAGCCCGAATTTCTCCGGAATGTTGTTGGTGTGACTCTTTCCCAAGCTATCACAGATTATTTGGAGCTTATTGAACGGGAAAAGGAAGATTCTTCAGATGAAGTTGATATTTCAGAAGAGAAGGAAGCCCCCCAGTCCGGATATGCAGTATTATGCGAGAAGCTGTGTGAACCGTTCGCTGACTATGTCTTTTATCATATTCTTCGTGACGCAAACACCCAGGCTACAATAACCGGGCTTGTCCGTTTGAAATGTGCTAATGAATATATAGCTCCTTTGAAGAGACAAGTAAGCACATGGAATAGCATGGTAGAGAAGAATAAACAGTTTGTTGAATGGGCTATGTCGAATGATTGTCCTTTCGATGTGAAAATAACCAAGAATCTTTTGACCCCAATTAATGCTTTCAATTTATGATAGATTTAGATATAACAGAACTGTTTGAGGAGATTGTAAAGGAACTTCCAGAAGGGCTTGAAATTCTCTATCCAAATGGGAAAGGGGGAACTAAAGTTATGAAGTCCCCAAGGTTGAATTACATCTTCGGTAGCAGTCAATATATCAAAGATATTTTAGATGAATACAGTAAGTCTTCTGCCCAGTCTGAAAGGAAGTTTCCATTGGTTGCACTATTCACTCCAATTAGTGAGGATAGAGGTGATGCGGATTATTTTTCAAAAGCAAAGGTTTCGTTAATTATAGCATGTTCTTCTTGTAAAGAGTGGAGCAATGAGATGCGCAGAACCACATCTTTTAAAAATATCCTTCGGCCAATCTATAAACGTTTATTGGAAGTATTATATGAAGATTCTCGGTTCGACTGCGACTATGACGAAAAAGTGAAACATAGTTATTCAGAAAACTATTCATATGGCAGATACGGAGCCTATACAGATTCCGGTGAGGCTGTGAGCGAGCCGATTGATGCCATAAATATACGCTCGATGGAAATAAAAATTAATAATCTTAATTGTAGAAGAAAATGAGAAAGATTAGAACGTGTAAGGGTTCCCGGATGAACACTGGTAGTTCTGCTTGTAGCATTGACTGGAAAAAGGTCAAAGGTGCTATCTTGACAGAACATGGTGTCAAACTCCCTGCTGATATAACAGGTGAGAAGTTGCTCGAATTGTGCCATGCAGACCGTCCCGGGCGTATTTACCCTATTTTGCCATTCCTGGAGTATGCCAAGAATGGTGGAGAGCCTCAAGTTAATCCTGTAGGGTACGGTGCAAGTGAATACAACGGGCTTAGCGCTCAAACAGACACCTTCACTTTGAAGAAATTTGATGAGGTTTTGAATGCCCAGCTTCTGAAATGTGCCAATAAAGGATGGGACGTTTACTTTTGGAATCAGGATAATATGTTGATCGGTTATAATGATGACACTGATATCCTTGCCGGTATTCCGATGTCTACTGTTTACCCGACCGTGACACAGTACCCGACCAGTAGTGCTAAGTCTGCGATGACTGTTAGTTTTTCACATGAAGATGTGGAAGACAGCCAATTGCACTTTGACTACGTGCAGTTAGACTTCAATCCCAAGAATTTCGTTAAAGGCTTGGTTGATGTTGTGTTTCAAAAGTTGGAGGCCGAAAATACTTACAAAATAGTTGAAGTTGTTGGTGGTTATGACCGTACAGAAGAATTTGGCAGTCTTATTGCTGATGGTGCTGCTGAAGTTATGAATAACGTAACTTCTGCTACATATTCGGATGGTATCATTACCATTGTTCCTAAAGCCGGGGCGGTTCCTTCGTTGAAAGCTCCTTCTGTATTGTATGAAAAAGGAATCAGAGGTATCGAGCAGGTGTCATGAAGGTAGATAATGTTACGTTCGTCGAGGTTGCTGTGAAGGGCATGACGAAGGAAGAGTTTATTAATGCGCACATTAAAGTCGTGTGGCAGGAACTGAAGGAAGCTGACCGCAAGAAGAAGCTCTCGGAAGTGTACGATGCGATAACTAAGTAACCGACGGGCTGGGGTGTGATTACAGCCCGGCCCGTTATATTTTTACTGTATGGCAGATTTTGATGAATTACATAGAGTTATTCATTCCATTGCATCCGGGTTTGAAGAGGAATGTATTAGGTGTATGGAAGAACATAAGAATGTGCTCGTTGATTGCATTCAGGAGCAATTATATTCCGGTCTGGACGGTACTGAACATCTATTGAATCCTGATTATGATACTGACACCTATTTTAACGAGCCCGGTCCTTGGCAGAACCGTGCGGAACAATATAAACGATGGAAGGAGAGGATAACTCCACCTCTTAGAAGTGAGATGCTTTATTTGCCACCGCGTCCGGTTGAGGTACCTAACCTCTTTATTACTGGTACTTTCTATGATAGCATAACTGCCGATAGAATTGATTCCGGGCTTCGATTCTCAACGAAAGGATTTACGGACGGTAGTTCTATTGAGAAGAAATACGGTGAGCAGATTTTAGGCATTGGTGATACAGCTAAAGAGTACTTTAATATTATGTATCTCCGTCCCTGGATGGAACGTTTCTTTTCAGAATGTGGATATCGGTAGAAAATGGCTTGTAGTTGCGAAATAAAAAAGATGCAGAGTGAACTGGAACGTATCAGTGATCTTGCAAAGAAAGCAGCTGTCTTGGATGGTTGCATGTATGTCGTTTATCAGAAAGAAGATGGTACCTATGCTTTTGATAAACTAGGAGTTGAGATAAAAGGAAAGATTGTTGAATATAGACATTACCTGTAATTATGGCAGATTTAAAATTAAAAGATTTCGTTGAAGATAGTGAGATTCAAAAGTTGATTGAACTTGATAATACTATTGGTAAAGTAAGGGAAACTTATAAAAATGCAGCTATTGAGCTTGCAAAAGGTCTAAAGATAAATGTGGACGGCATCGCTGACTTGGAGAAGTTAGGTAACATTTATAAAACTCAAGTTAAAGTTGCAGGTTCTGCATCTAACGAATTAACAGAGGCTCTTAGAAAACAGTCTGAAATAACCCAAGCCGTAAGCAAGAGGATAGAGGAAAAGTTAAATGTAGAAAAACTGTCTTCTGCTGAATTAAAGAAACTCACTAAGGCTAATCAAGATAATGCTGTGTCCTTGGAAAAAGCAGCTAAAGCGGAAGCTAACTTGACAAAAGCGCAGAATGTCGGTAATACTACTCGTAAGAAAGCTGTTCTATCTGAAGAAGAACGTTTAAAGATTATCCGGTCGGCAATAATACTAACTAATCAGGAAGTACACAGTCGTTCCCAGGCAAAGGAAATGAATAAGCAGCTTCAAAAGGCTGTTGATTTACTGAAAGATACTGATGAGAATTATATTCGTACGCTTGCCCGTCTTAATTCTACAATCGGAATCAATACCGATTACATAAAGCGAAATTCCGATCGATATAGTCAACAGAAAATGACCATCGGTGCATATCGGGAAGAAGTAAAGGCGGCATGGATTGAAATACAGAACGGTAATAAGTCCATGCAGAATATGGGTATTATTGCCCGGAATGCTGGAATGATGCTTAAAACGGAGATGGCTCCTGGGCTAAACAAAGTTGGTGCAGGATTGAAAGGGTGGGCTGCTGGATATATTGGTGCACAAGCTGTTGTTAGTGGAGTTGTTGCTCTTTTCACTAAACTTCGTGAGGGTGTAGGTAGTGTTGTTGAATTTGAATTTGCTAATAGCCGGCTTGCTGCAATACTCGGTACCACATCAGACCAAATAAAAGAATTAACTCTTGATGCTAAAAGGTTGGGAGCTACAACTAAATATACAGCTTCTGAAGCTACCGAATTGCAGATTGAATTAGCGAAATTAGGTTTTACAAGAAAAGAAATATTAGATGCAACAGAATCTGTTTTACGTTTTGCTCAAGCTACCGGTGCAGAGTTGGGAGAGGCTGCTTCGTTGACAGGAGCTGCATTAAGAATGTTTAATGCTGATACCCGTGAGACTGAACGCTATGTATCTGCAATGGCTGTTGCGACAACAAAGAGTGCATTGTCTTTTTCATATCTTGCTACTGCACTTCCAATCGTGGGGCCAGTAGCTAAAGCGTTTAATTTCTCTATTGAAGATACTTTAGCATTGGTTGGTAAGTTGGCAGATGCAGGATTTGATGCTTCAATGTCTGCTACTGCTACTCGTAATATTCTTCTAAATTTAGCCGATACAAACGGGGTACTTGCCAAGTCGTTAGGTGGTCCGGTGAGAACATTACCTGAATTGGTCGCTGGATTGCAAAAATTGAAAGAGCAGGGAGTAGATTTGAATAGTACTCTTGAAATGACAGATAAACGAAGTGTCGCTGCTTTCAACGCTTTTTTAACTGCTGCCGATAAAATAGTTCCTTTGCGTGACCAGATTACAGGTGTTGAGAGTGAATTAGGGAACATGGCTTATACTATGGAAGATAATGCAAAGGGAGCAATTGCCAGTTTAAGTTCTGCTTGGGAAGCTCTCATGATTTCTTTGGGAAAGAATACTGGCGTTTTATCTGGAATTATAAATGAATTTACTGAACTTGTTCGTTCTATGCGTGCTGTTATTGCTACTGCTGAAGAGCTTGGTGAAGAAAGATTAGCCAATGCAGCTCGTAACGGTCAAGAAGCTGCTAAATTGGATAAGGAATGGGTTAAATCTAAGGAGGAAAGTATTGATAGGGTCGCTTTGAAATATAGAAAAGAGGGAGTTGACGGTGCAGAAGCTTTTGAGAAAGCTAGAGGAGAACAACTTAAAATATTGGAAAGAACTTTATCACAAGAAGAAGCTAGATTGCAACTTTATACTAAACGAAACCAAAAGCAGTGGAGTGAGTATAATAATCGTAGTTTATTGAAACAAGGCCTAGGGCTTCAAAAAACTACTAATCAGATGAAAAAAGACATAGATGAGTCTTTCAAGCTTGTTGAAGAGCAAACTGCATATGTTGCTGGGTTGAAAGAAAAAATGGAGCAAATCAAAGGTATTACCAATGATTATCAAGAGGAAAATATGGGAAGTACATTTAACAAACCTCTCACAGATAAAGAAAAACGTGAACTGGAGAAAGCTGCTAAGGAAAAACAAAAGATTAAAGAAACTTATCAAGAATCTGAACTCGCCCTCATGGATGAAGGCTTAGAAAAGGAACTTGCTAAAATTGGTTTAGCGTACTCAAAGAAGATTGCTGCTGTTAAGGGTTATAGTAAAGAAGAAATTGCTATTCGTCAGAATTTGGCGAAAGAAATGCAGGATAAATTAGATGAATTCTCTATTAAGTATAATTCTGACCGTGAAAAGAAAGATGTTGAGAACGCTCTTGCTGTTGTAAAAAAGGGGTCCCAAGAAGAACTTGATTTGAAATTGCACCAGTTGGAGTTGCAACGTGAAGCAGAAATTGATGCAGCGGAGAAAACAGGTGAAGATGTTTTTCTCATTGACGAAAAATATGCAAAAAAGAAACAAGAACTTAACGAAAGACATGCATCCGATCAGGTGCAGTTAATTGCAGAGAATGCAGCGCATGAGCAGGAAATCCGGGATGCTGCATATGTTATGGATACGCTTGCTCTTAAAAAACAGTTAGCTTCTAAGGAAATAACCCAGCAGGAGTATGCAGAACTTGAATATCAGCTAAAATTAAACTATGCACGTAAAACTGCTGAAGCAGCTATTGATGCTTTGGAGTCCGAACTTGCTACTGCCAATTTGAGTACGGATAAAAGGGAGAAACTAGAGGAGAAACTTGCTAAATTGAAAGCAGACCTTGCCCAAAAAGAAGCAGAAGCGGAGATTGAGGCTATCAATAAGGTTACTAAAGCGGATGAGAAAGCTCAGAAAGAGCGTCAGAAAAACTTGAAAAAGTGGCTTCAAACTGCATCTCAAGCTGTGGGGACCATTGGAAACTTAGTCTCTTCTATTTATGATGGACAGATTCAGAAAATAGAGGAAGAACGGGAAGCCAATGAGGAAAAGTATGATGAGGATATTGAACGAATAGAGAACTTAGCAGAATCGGGGGCCATATCTGAAGAGGAAGCAGAAGCACGTAAACGTGCAGCAAAGGATCAGACTGAAGCCAAGAATAAAGAGCTGGAAAGGCAAAAGCAAGAGATTGCGCATAAGCAAGCTGTTTGGAACAAAGGGGTACAAGTAGCAGAAACGGGAATTGCGACGGCTCGTGGTATTATGGAGGCTTTCCAGTTAGGTCCGATTGCCGGTGCTGTTATGGCTGCTGTTATCGGGGCAATGGGGGCTATGCAAGTAGCAACAATTCTTGCAACTCCTATTCCTTCCTATGCAGACGGTACTAAAGGTAATGATAGGCATCCCGGCGGTACCGCTTTAGTTGGTGATGCCGGTAAACATGAAGTTATCATGTATTCCGGAAAAGCATGGATTACTCCTGATGCTCCAACTTTAGTTGATATTCCTAAAGGTGCACAAGTCTTTCCTGATGTTGATAAGGTAGATATCTCTAATTTTGATATGCCGGATTGGGACTTTCCTACATTTTCACCGACATATTTTGCATCTTCTTCCGGTGACACCATTGTTTTCAATGATTATTCCCGATTAGAAAAAAGGGTTGATAGAACAAATTTTCTTTTGATGAAGAGTCTTAAAATGCAGCGTCAGGATGCTTCTAACCGTGAATTTGAACTGTATAAGTTATCTAAACTGAAATAGTCATGATTGAAAGATTAAATCAGATAACATTGAATGATTTCATTGAGCTTTCATGCGGAAACTATGCTTGTTTGCTTTCGGGTCGCGAATTTGTGTCAGAGAGCACGCTTAAAGAGATAGCATCTAAATTGCTCATTGAATACAGAAGTATTGTTAATCCTTCAAATATGAAGGCTATGGTAATGGACAAAGAGGATATGCTGAAAGAACGTGCCAAACTATTGAGTCTTCGTATTTGTCAGGCTCTTGTTTCTCTTGGCTTTTATGATGATGTTCGTCAGGTATTGGGTCAACTAAATGTAGATACCCGAAATATGAGTGATGAGCAAGTTATATCGAAGCTTGATTATTTACTTCATTCTGCAATTTTTGAGCAAAAACGGAATGAGGAGAGACGCAGTGAGGAACATAAAGGAAGTAAGGCTACTCCTGAACAAATTCGTTCTTCTTTTGATGCAGAGATTGCTTTTCTAATGACATTCTTTAAAATGAGTATTGATTCCCGTGTAATTAATGCTGCTGTCTATGCGAATATCGTTCATCAAGCTGATGTTGAAATATCGATCAGAAAAAGAAGCACATGATAATATTGGTATTACATATATGCTGTAATTCGATTAATTTTTAATTAAAGCGAATTATTTCATACAGTCGTTTGTACATCTCCTTTAGAATCACAAACGACTTTTTTATGAATAAAAAAAACAGCATCCATTGTATAAATAGGCATTTATACAATGTTTTATTGTCAGAATTACGTACATTAGAGACGAAGTGTAATCGGATAACAGCAGAAGTGTCCGAGGTAAAAAAAATGATTGCCTTATTGCCCCCCGATATAGGCACTCTTATTAGTTCAATCGAGCGTTCTGCTAAGGAAATGCACGAACAAAGTATCATGCACCGGAAATATGTGGAAAGGTGCATTAATGGCGAACCGAAGATACACCTAATAAGGAGGGCTGACAATGGACTTTGAAAAGGAATTATCAGAAATATATCCTTGGATATTAAAGGTGGCAAGAAAATTCTGCTGTTCCATGCAAGATGCTGAAGACTTAGCCGGTGATACAGTTTATAAGCTACTTGTGAATCGTGATAAATTTGATTGTTCTAAACCGCTTCAACCGTGGTGCCTTATTATAATGAGGAATACTTATATAATAAGATACAATAGAAATTCCCTTATACATTTTACAGGGCTTGATATGGTAGACGGAAGTGCCATTTCTAACTGTACAGCTCATTCAATACTGTTTGATGATTTGGTTTCCATAATACAACGGTGTGCTAAAAAATCCCGTTGTATTGATAGTGTGATGTATTATGCTAGTGGGTATTCTTATGATGAGATAAGTGAAATCCTGAACATTCCTGTTGGAACTGTAAGAAGTCGTATTTCTTCCGGTCGGAAGTTTCTGCTTCATGAAATTGGATATTGATGATCGATTAAAAGTGTATGGAAATAACTTTTTTCATAAATATAGCAAAATAGTTATATTTTTATTTGGTGGTTTATAGCAAAAACGCTATATTTGTATCGTCTTAAATAAACGGTCTTTTACATTATGAAGTACAATCAGTTTTTTGCGGAACTTACCGCAGCAGGTTGTTACGTTCTTAGGCATGGGGCTAATCATGATATTTGGTACAGCCCCAAGACAGGAAACAAATTTGCCCTGTCAAGGCATGGCAAACAGGAAGTGCCTACCGGAATGGAACGTAAAGCAAGAAAGGTTCTTTTGGGGGAGTAATCCCCCTACCTTTTGCGCTTTATTATCTAAAGGACTGTAAATGTTGAGACAATGGGGTACGGTATATTGCCGTACTCCTATTTTTAAAGCAATGGATATGAAAGTAACTGTAATCATGGAAAAGGCGAGCGATGGGTATTACTCATGCTTTGTCGAGGAAGATTTACCCGGCTTTGGTTTGGCAGGGTATGGAGATACGGCGGAAGCCGCGAAAGAGGATATGATGAAAGCATATGAGGAAATAAAGGAGATGCAGGCAGAAGAAGGCAAGGAAATGCCGGAATTGGAGTTTATCTACAAATATGATATGCAGTCTTTCTTCAACTATTTCTCATTCCTGAATGTTACTAAGGTTGCAGAGTTGGCAGGTATCAATGCTTCATTGATGAGACAATATACTTCCGGTGTGACAGTAGCCGGACAAAAACAATATGATAAGATACGGGTAGCGGTGGAACGTATATCTAAAGAACTTTCCGCAGCCACTTTCTAAAGATAGTGTACCGCTGTGAAGCGAGACCGTTTTAAGACAAAGGCAGGCTCCGTTCCTTTATATATGGGTTCGGAGCTTTTTTATGAAAGTATTAATTTGTAAATTGAGAATGCAGAAAGTCATAATTATTTTATGTTTTATCTATTGCGTTGAAAAATAAATAGTTATGTCTTGCTTTTGCAAAATGCAATTTTCAAGAATTTAGCCAATCGGGAAACCGGTTGGCTTTTTCTATATATTTGCTCGTGAACGTTCAAAACGAGTTAAAATGCTTTGTAAATATGTACTTACAGTTGATAGTATTTCCTATGATATTCCCAAATCTTGTATTCAGAATTGGGATGAAATAAAGTTTTCCCGTAAACGCTCCGGACTTGAAGGAATAACTAGAACCTTTACTTCAAAATTCCAGTTTGTGGGAGAAGCCTATGATCTCATATTGGAGGAGTATTTGAGCAAATACCTGGCTTCTAATGCTAGTATCACTGTTTATACTATAACTAATTCTCATACTTATGAAGAATTCTTCAGTTGCCGACTGGATTTCGGTTCATTGACCTATGATGGAAATGCTGTTTCTATTAATTCGATAGATGATAGTGTCGCTAATATCATAAAGGCTAACAAAGGAACGCAGTACGAATATTCGGTAGATGAGATAAAAGATGTATATCAGCTTTATTATGATTCTGTAAGTATGAATTATAGTCAACCGCATACATTAGGTGGTAATACTGTAGAAAATGATGCTTCTTTGCAATATATTGTAATTGACAAAGGAATATATGTAGAAGCTATAACATATTCGCTTCCCTTATATATTTCTGGTGGTGAACTTCCGTCACGGGATTCACCTCTTGAGTTTTATGATGCACCACAAGAATCGAAAGATGATCCAAATGTATTTGTTAAAGCCTTGTCCGACATTGATATAGTATTGAATTTTAGTTTTGAATACTATATCAGTTATAGTGATGCGTATACAACTAAAGCTGAAATTGTTCTAGGTGGGCGTTACGAAGATGGTCGTTTAGTCGAGTTGAAAAGATGGGGGTATAATAAGGGGGATGTTACTCCAAGTAATCTGAATGAATCCATCAAGATTCATCTGACTAAAGGGCAGGCTTTATTTTTTGATTTGAAGGTAACATTTAACAGAGTTAATGCTTCTACTGGCAATATTTATTTTCGTAATTTCAAATTTGAGACACGCTTTACTTCTCGAGCTAACCCTATCTATGTGGATGCAATAAGACCTATTGATGTGTTAAACCGATTGCTTAAAAGCATGAATGGTGGAAATGAAGGTATCTATGGTGAAATAGCTTCAGGTGTTGATGAAAGGTTAGATAATTGCGTGATATTAGCTGCTGAAAGTATCCGTGGAATCCCCCAAGCTAAGCTATATACTTCTTATACAAAGTTTAAAAACTGGATGGAAACAGTTTTTGGCTTTGTGCCTGTGATCAATGGTGTCACTGTTTTTTTTAAACACCGGGACAAATTGTTTAGTGATAACAATGTAAAGGATTTAAATAGCAGCTTTTCTAGTTTTGAGTATAAGGTTGATTCATCAAGAATATATTCTTTGGTTAGGGTAGGATATGATAAACAGGACTATGAAAGTATGAATGGTCGTGACGAATTCCGATTTACTACTGAATATACTACTGGCATTGATATAACTGATAATGTATTAGAGTTGATTAGCCCTTACCGTGCTGATGTTTATGGAATTGAATTCTTATCGCAAAAGAGAGGCCAAGATACAACGGATAGTGAAAGTGACAATGATGTGTTTTTTGTTTGTGCCAGTACTACATTACATGATAATGGCGGAGTACAAACATATAAAGAGTATAGGCTTATAAGGAGCGGTTGGGAAATAAGTGGTGTACTTGATCCTGAAACGATGTTTAATACCATGTATTGGCAAGGAGGCATATTGCAAGCAAATGCCGGCTATATTGGTATGTTCACTAAAAAACTATCTTATTCTTCTTCTGACGGTAATAGTGATGTTGTTGTCAATGGTATAGGAATGAAAGATGATTTTAACGTTGAAAGTGGTATTATAACTTGTGGAGATGTTTCATTCACAACTTATAATGAAGATATTCCACCAACAGATGATGAAACGATTAAAATCTTAAAAGATGATCTAGTTTACGAGGGCTACATCAAAGAGGTGAGTAGTACAGTTGAGAGAAACGAGGGAGTGAAGTATGATTTATTTGTCCGTTCAATAACAAAAGCCTAGAAATATGATTATAAGCCCGTTTACCCCACTGTTTTTTTCTCCGTCTACCGATAAATTTGGAGCGAAGAGTAAATATGTGCAATTATTCGCACGTACAGACAGGATTTTTGTTGAATTGATTTTGACAGCCAAAGAGCAGGAGCCTATAGTTTACATTAATAATCTTTTAAGTAATATATCTACACCTGTATCATTAAGCTCATGGAAGATGAATGATGATAAGATTCTTTATTTCTATAACATTTCATTGCTTCCATGTGGATACTATACTGTAACAGTTAATGGGAATACGAGTGAGATTTTTAAAGTTACGGACGATGAATGTGAGTTATCAGAAACCAGCCTTATTCAGTATTCAATGAAAGATAATAAGCAGCGTCTTGATGCTGTCTGGTGGATAGATGGGATGCAATACTTTTTTGATTTTCGCGTTCCTGGTGGTTTCAAAGATAACGGATGGACGTTCGGTGTGGATAATGAGCAGTTCGTGACCTCTGATGAGGATATTGTTGAGCTATTCAGCCACGAATATACAACAGTATTATTCACGCTTGGAAATGGGATGGGATGCCCTGTGTGGTTTGCTGAATTATTGAATCGTGTCTTATGCTGTAATTACGTCTACTTTGATGGTGTCCGATATACCAGAAAGGAAAGTAATGTTCCGGAACTTAACCAGCAAATAGAGGGATTGAAGAGTTTTGTGTTCAATCAAATGTTACAGAAGGTAAGAACGATGAATCCAGTTTTGGAATGGAATAACCAGCTTGCTATGAGGTGTGTACAAAGCGGTGCTTATAGGATAGCAGATGATGAAGGAATGCGTAGTATCAAGTATGGTTCAGAAAGTGAGGTTGCAGAGGTCGGAGCATATATCAATATGACTAAGGCTATTCCTAATACTGGAGTTTCTATTAATAGTGATACTATGGTTACTGTCAACAGTATTCATCACCTAGGTGTTGATGAAAATTCATATTGGGATTTGATTGCAATCAAGACGACTGACATAGATAACAAGTATATTGGTAGAAGAGGTTACGGTAAACTTACAGTTAATGGACTGGATAGACTAAAGAACGATTTGGACAACGGTTCGATAAATTTGCGTGCTGTACTATATAAAGGAGATTCGTATACTAACCTCATTGAAGGGAGTGTAATCAGTAGGGATGGTGTATGTGTCTTGAAAGGTATTAACGGTGGAGATATTGGTGCTCTGAAGGAGTTCCAACTTTATCTTGATAATGTCTATGATTGCGACATAGATAATCTTGGTATGACCATTGAGCTTGTATGGGTATATGAAAATGATTAAAAAAGAGAATTATGACAGAAACAGAAAAACAACAGATTATTAGCCTTGTGTTACAAGCGTTGAAGACAAACAGTCTTACAATAGAGCAACTGACTGATACAACAGAGCTATCCAAAGATATGTACGTTGAAGTTAGTGGCGGTCGGAAAATATCTATTGATTTACTTTCAAGTACCATTGCTAAAATGGTGAATGGTGATTTTGATGCATTAGTGGAGAATGTCAATAAGATTGCAAAAGATTTATCGGATGGAGACGCCGAGTTATTGAAACGTATAACAGGAGTGTCTGATAAATCCAATCCTTTGACTGACCCATTTAAAAGTATTGGCTCTTTTACTACTATTGGTAGCTTTAAAGATAAATTAAAAACAATGTATTCTGGGGATTCTTCTATTGGGAATTATCGGTGTATTTTGTCTGTTGATTCGTCTAAGATTCCTGTAAATATACAAATTGAACGGTTGGAGCTTAATAAGGTTTGTCAATCATTCACTTCGTGTATACAACTGGCTACCATGTCAGACAATGCCGAAGGTGTATATTTAGGTACAGTTTGTACAATCTCACGAATAGGTATTGTTTCCAATGAGAGTGTTACATGGGGCAAATGGACCTCTGTAATAAATGACTTTGAGGAAAGGATAGGAAAAGCGAACGGTATCGCTCCTTTGAACGAAGAAAGTAAAGTTCCTTCTGAATGTCTGCCTGAACCGTTGTCTCTTGGGGAAGGTGAAGAAGAAGCTTTCCCCGGCAACCGTGGAAAGTCTTTGGAAGATACAATGAAAAATATCCCTTCCGATATAATCAAACCGGGTTCTTTCTCCGTCCTGTCTGACGCTTCCTATCTCAATGTGTATTTTAAGAAAGTGTCCAAAACAACCGGTAAAGAAACGGACGACAGCTTCCGTCTGCCTTCTGCTACCCTTGAACAAGCCGGCCTTTTGTCCGCCGAGGATAAGCAAGCCCTTGAGGATATGAAGAGCGGCACGCCCGCCGACGATGTAACACACCCCATCGTCATTGTTGATGAGATCCGCCCTCTGAAAGATGGCCACTATACCCTTGAAACCGCTATTGCCGCCATTGTCTCCTATCAACAGGAATCTGGCGTCAAATATGAGCGAACGGGTCTCATCATTACTTACAAAACAGGCGAGTATGAAATGGAAACCCGGCAGTTCCAGGGTGCTGTGTCCGATTTTGCGACCCCTTCTCTTTGGAAACCCTTCGGGAATGGTGGTGGCGGTTCCGTTGTTGAAACTTCCGATGAACCGGCAGAAGGGGGAAAGGATGCCTTTTCAACTGGTGGCGCCTATGCCTATGTTCCGGCCAACCTCGACGTAAACGTGGAAACAGAAGGCATCGTAAAACTTCAGATGAAGAACGCTGCTGGTGAAACCCTTGGTGATGAAGTGCAGTTCGCTATCGGCACGGGTGGCGGCGGTCAAACTGGCGGTACCATTGTTGCCATTGCTTTCCAGTCGACACCTGTCTATGGCTCTTACGGCTCCACGCTACGAACCTTTGCCGCCATTCGTTCCGTGACCTCGAACGGTGTCGAATCCTCTGACAACCTGATTGAGAAACTGGAACTCGTAGACCGTGAAAGCGGGCTTACCGTCTGGACTGAAACCGTCAACAAAGCATCTTCCGGTGACATGAAGGACTTCTCCTTTGAACTGGACTTCACCGCATACTTTACGGCTGCCGGTACTCGGAAATTCAAGCTGATAGCCACTGACGAAAGCGGCAATACCGGTTCCAAGAATGTCAATGTAACAGCTGTTGATATTACCTGTACCTGTGTGCAGGTGCTCAACTATACCCCTGAAACTCTGCTTACTCCGACAACTGAAAGTTTCAGCCTTCCACTCTATAAGTTCGGAAACAACACCTCTGATAAAGGTATCAGTGCCCAGGTTGACATCAAGATTAATGGTGAATGGCAATCCCTGTCTACCACCGTTGTAAATGACAACTACTCGCACTCCGTTGTAATCCGCCCTGCTTCCCTCGGCCTAGAACACGGTACCTATCCCTTGCGCATCCAAGGAACGGATGTCGCATCCGGAGTGAAAGGAAATGTCATCTACACGGCTGTCATGGTAATTGACCCGAATAGTTCCACACCTCTTGTTGCCTTGAGATACGATGATAAAAACGGTGGAGTAGTCCGACTGTACGAAACCGTAGAACTTGATGTTGCCTGTTATGACCCGTTGGAAATGACTTCACCCGTCAGCGTGAAAGCCAATAACGTGCAGGTAACACAAATTGCTGCCAGTCGTAACAAAACCTATCAGGTCAAACAACAACTGCAGGGCTACAAGGCTGACGGCACCGATACGGTCAACTATACTGCCGTATGCAAGGACGTGACTAGCGAACCTGTCCGGGTGACAGTTAGCGGTTCCGCCATTGATGCCGCCATAAAAGAAGGCGCCATCTATAACTTTGACTTCTCATCCCGTACCAATCAGGAAACTGACCATAGTATTGTCAGCGGTAATTATGAAATGAAAGTGGACGGTGCCAACTGGACTACCAACGGTTTTGGCACATTCTTGGGTGAGAACTGCCTTCGCGTAGCCGAGAATGTGGGCGTGTCATTAAACCATGCCCCGTTTGCCGGCTCGTCCATCGAATCCAACGGTGCCGCCATCCAGTTCGCTTTCGCTTCCAAGAACGTGACCGATGATGATGCCCTGCTCCTTAGCTGCTATGACGAAACGTCCGGTGCCGGCTTCTATGTCACCGGCCGGGTGGTCGGCATCTTCTGTAACAATGGCGTTTCCCGTCGTGAAGAACGCGCCTATCGACAGGGTGAAAAGATAACCGTAGCCGTGGTTGTTGAACCTGCAAGCAACTACGTTGAACGTGACGGCACACGGTATTCCATGATGAAACTCTTCCTCAACGGTGAGGAAGTCGCCTGCCTTGGTTATGTTCCGGGCGGCGGCTCCCTGATTCAGACCAAGTATATAACGATGGACGGCAAACTGGGTGATTTGTATCTTTATTACATGATGGCCTGGAACTCCTATATGGAATGGGCACAGGCGTTCAAGAACTACCTTGTCCGTCTGACTGATACCGAGGTAATGGTGAAGGAATACGCCTTTGAGGACGTCCTTAAAAGCCAGACGGCCGAGGGTAGCACCCAAAGCCGCCCGTCGGCTGCCGAAATCTATTCACGCGGTATGCCTTACATTGTCGAATGCCCCTATGAAGGCTCCGATATAGAAGCACTGGACGGCACCACTTCCACCAGTACGAAGATATACATCACGCTCTATTACTTTGACCCCGAACGTCCGTGGCGTAACTTCAAGGCCGTGAGTGTCCAAACCCGCAACCAGGGAACCACCTCTGCCAAACGCCCGGTAAAGAATAAACGCTACTACCTCGCCAAGAGCAAAGGCAAAAACAAGGACACTCGAATCATACTACTTAATCCGGACGATACGACGGAGGAAGGACGCCGTGCAATAGCCTTGGCTGCCATCAACAAAGTACAGGTCGGTGATAATACAATCCCGGTCGATGTCATTACCGTAAAAGTCGATTACTCCGATTCCGGCAATGCGAACGACTGCGGCGCCTGTGAAATGATGAACGTTACATACCGTGCCTTGGGTGGTAACTATATGACACCTGTCCAACGTGCATTTGACGGAACATTTGACAGCGGTGACTTGCATATCGAAGGCTTGCAGATGAACCACTCCACCGCCAATCACCCGGTAGCCACCTATCGGTGTAAGGATGACAGCCTGCAAAACGTCTATTTCCATGCCAAAGGCAACTGGAAAGAAGACAAAGGGGAACAGTTCGCCCTCGGCTTCAAAGATACCCCCGGCTATAACAAAGGTTGCCTGAATTATGGTGACTTCATAGAGTTCTTCGGTACTCCTGACGAAACTTTAGACGCAATTGAGACACGCTTCAAACAGACTGACGGCCTCGATACGGACAGTGTGTACCTGCTTTCCCTGTATTGTGGCAGTTCGTACCGGATAATGAGGTATCAGGACAGCTCATGGAAAAAGCAGTCCGGTTCCATGAAGTATGAAAACGGCAAATGGAATGTCACCGGTGACGTCCTGAATCCGGTTGAAGGTTTCGAACTTCTTAACTACCAAGGTATGGACTGGTTTCAGGGCGTTGGTTCTGTTCAGGATATGATGGCCATGAAAACGGACAAGTCCTCATGGGTTCAAAAACTCGTGGATAACGGAACTATCTCTGCTGATACCTTCCCGGCATGGACTTACTACTTTGAATCGCTTGTCGATGATGACCAGCTCGCCATTGATTACGCTTTGGGTAAGAAAGTGCCCTATAACCTCTACCGATGGTTGCGCTTCTGTGATTCCTGCGATTACTCCAAAGGCGGGAACTGGCAAAGAACATGGAAGGAAAACCTGTATAAATACGCCTGCCCAGAAAGTGTCTTGAGTTATGACATCTTCACCGACTACCTTGCCGCCACTGACCAACGCGCCAAGAATATGCAGCCGATGTGGTTCTTGGAAGAGTATGCTTCCGTAACAGACGGTGTGTACAGCTCCGAGGATGCCATGCGCATGTACCTGAATAAAATCTATGACTGCGATACGCTCAACAGCAAGGACAACGACGGTGGTTGCACGGTTGATGCCGAGGTGGACCCCAACCGGACGAGCGATGAAACATTCACTAACCCTTATGCTGGCTACGGCTCCGTTCTGTTTAATAACATCTATCTCCAGCAAGTAGTGTGGACTGACTCATCCGGTACGGAACTCTCCCTGCGTACCGTTGCCGCCGCCATGCGTAACGTTCAGGCGACCATTGACGGCGTCACCCTGCACCCGTTCTCACCCGAAGGAGCTACGCATTTCTTCATTGACAAACGGCTCAAAAAATGGCAGAAACTGGTTAGTTCTTACGACGGTGAACGGAAATACATCTCCTATACCGCCACCTCTGATGCTATTTACTTCTATGCCCTGCAAGGTCTTGGACTTACCGCCCTTCCGTCTTTCATCGAAAGACGTTGGCGTATTCGTGACGGCTATTTCCAAACCGGTGATTTCTTCAGCGGTGTAATTTCCGGGCGCGTATCTTCCAAATCAAACGCCACCATCCGGATTGTCGCTGCTAAAAACGGTTACTTCGGTGTCGGCAATGACGCTAGCGGCAACCTTTCCGAAAGCTGCTTCCTTGAAGCGGGCGAAGAATATGTATTCACCAACTTCTCACATGAGGAAGGTGCCTTGCTGTATATCTATCAGGCTGACCGCATGAAGTTGCTCGACCTGTCTGAAATCTCCCTGTCAAGTACGGTGAGCTTCTCCGCCATGCAACTTGTGGAAACCCTTATCTTGGGCTCTGACACCCATACAGAACAATCCATCGGTTCTTACGCACCGCTTACCTCGCTGAACTGCGGCGAAATGCCCTTCCTCGTATCACTCGATATCCGGAACACACAAATCGCTACGCTCGTTACCGACAAATGCCCACGTATCGCCCATATCAATGCGTCCGGTAGCAAACTGGAGAACATCACTCTTGCAGAGACTTCTCCGATTAATGACATCTCTCTTCCACCAACAATGACAAGCCTCCGTTTTGTCGGTCTTCCTGAACTGACCTATACAGGTCTTTCCGCCCCGTCCGGCCTGCAAATAGAATCCATGCCGAACGTCCAACGCCTGCGTCTTGAAACGTCGCCTAAACTTGACGCCATTCAGATGCTCCGTGACGTCCTCGCTTCACAAACGGCATCCCGTAAACTTTCCATGCTCCGTATCTCGAACATGACCCTGAAGGCTGACGGCTCCGAGCTTCTTGCCATTCTCGAATATGGAGTTGCCGGAATGGATGAGGACGGCAACAGACAGGATAAACCGGTAGTCAACGGCACGTATGAACTGACAGTTATCCGTGAAACGGATGAAATCGAATCCCTTGAATCCGGTATTGACGGCCTTGTCATCCTTACCGTCATAGATGCCTACATCGACCTGATCAACTGGTTCAATAATGAGTCTTATGGCGGGGAACCGTACTACGATAACGTAACGCTGGACAACATCAATGAAGTCCTTGAATATTATAACGGCGAAACCTACGAAGAATATCTCGAACGGTTTGCTGAAGACAATATGGATATTAATGATTTAATAAACAAGTAACTATGACTAATGAACAAAGCGCCACGCTGCTTCGCTTGAACAAACAGGCACAAGTAGCAGCACTGAACGCCGTTGGATTCTCGGATATCACCGAGAATTCCCGCGCATCTGAATTTGGACAACGTATCAAGTGGGCTGCCGGCCTGCTTGATTTGAATCTTGCCTGTAACCGCATCTCGGATAACTCCAAATGGTATTTCACCCGTGAGGAATGGGATTCCCTCACGGTTACCAACAAACAGTTGTTTATCAAACGCGGTCTTCGTATCCGGGCACATGGACACTCCTTCGTAATTTCCGCCCAGGAGTGCTATAATGCCGACATGACTACCACCTTCTACTGGGGCGGTCAGGGCAAAGCCATAGATGGCCTGAATCAAAAAGGACTGGGCGCCATGTATGGCTGCTTCACGGGTGAGGAAGATACTGACCTCATTATCGCAACTCTGAAAGACCAAAATAATAGTGGTGTGATCGGTGCGCCAGCTGCCGAAGCCGCCCGTGCATACCGTGCCTACACTTTGGAAAGTGACGGTATCGAGGATGAATCCAACTGGTTCCTTCCTTCATCTGGCCAAATGTTTCTGATGTACCGCTACCGCGATAAAATCAATGAGATGATGCGTACCTTTTGGAGTAGTGACAGTATGCTGATGACTGATAAATACTACTGGTCATCAACAATTTGGGATACTAACTCCGCCTGGGCGTTCGAACTGAATACCGGGCGTATTACGAATCAAAACAAAAATTCAGCCCTTCTTCATGTGAGAGCTGTTGCTTCCGAATAGTATTAACTTAATATTATACAATAAAATGGATAAAAATATCGCCAACGCCATGCTTCTGCGCTTGAATAAACAAGACCAGATAGAAGCCTTAAAATCAATAGGTTTTACAACCGTGAATGAAAACACCCCCGCAAGCGACATCGCCAAATATATGCAATGGTCAGGTACGCTTCTTGACCTTTCTTTGGCTACGCTCCGGATTGAAGACGGTGAACAAGTCTTTTTCACGGCTTCCGAATGGAACTCCATGAGCGCGAATAATCGCTCCAAGTATATCCGTATCGGCATCCGACTTCGCGCCGAATGCCACCAGTTCATTATCGCCAAAAGCGACTGCGTTGACGCAGGCGGCAATAAAACGTTCAAATGGGGTGGCTACGGAACTGACCTACGCGGCCTGAAAAACTACGGCAGTGGTAACCAAGGACTCTATGATACCTTCGACGGCAAGGAAAATACCGATGTTATAATAGAAACCCTTGCAGGCGTCAAGGACACCCAGGGAACTGTCGGCGCCCCTGCCGCCGAAGTTGCCAGAGCCTATAAAGCCTGTACGCTTGAATCTGACGGAATTGAAGATACAACCGTGTGGAACCTGCCCGCATTGGGTGAACTTATGCTTATGGCCAAGTATAAAACCGAAATCAATGAGCTCATAACTTCTATGTTTGGCAATCAAAATATATTTACAAATGACTGGTATTGGTCTAGTACCGAATATGACGCTTCCAGCAGTTGGAGCGTGAGCTTCATCGTCGGCTACGTCAACGCGTACGGCCGCCAGAACGCGAACCGGGTTCGTCCCCTCGCCGCAATAAACACTTTATCCCTTTAATTATTTATCCCTTAGAGAGTTAGCTAAATAAAAGCCCCGGTAGGGGCTTTTTAGTTTCACTTTTTTGAGCTAAAATTGTGTTAATTGCTTTACAGTTATTAACTTTGCGCCCTCTAATACATACATTAAAATATTAAAAAATTAACATGGCACTTACACAAAACCTTCCTATATCAAATTCGATGTATAAGCTTCTGAACCTTATCATTGATGCCCGGCAACAATTCCCCAAGGCGTTCCGGTATGAATTTGGTACGGAGTTGATGATGCTTGCCGTTCATTGTTGCGAATATATCCGTTATGCAAATACAGATATGAACCTTGAGCATCGTGCAGATTATCTGATGAAGTTTTTGTGTGAGTTTGATGCATTGAAATTACTGCTAAGAGTGTGTGAAGAACGACATTTGACCAGCCTGACTCAAACTGCCGAAATCTGTCTGCTTGCAGAGAGCATCGGTAAGCAAAGTACCGGTTGGTACAAAAAAACGGTTGCAGATCTCCAACGGCAAAAAGCTAACGGATCGCAACAAGTCGCAAAGCCGGAGTCATAATCGCCAAGGGGATTATGAGTGAGCAATTAGAATTATTTATTGGGCATCCCCCCGGTGATGAGCCGGGAAAGACTAAGATAGCGGATGCAACGGCTTCCAGCAGTTGGAACGTGAACTTCAACAACGGCAACGTCAACACGAACAACCGCCAGAACGCGAACCGGGTTCGTCCCCTCGCCGCAACAGGTAATATAATCTATGACATACTTCTTAGCAGTATTTTCGAAGCATCCGAAGATTGTGCCAGACAGAAAAGAACGAGTACGGATTGTGTTGAGTTTTATAATGATTATCAGTCTGCATTGGTGCGGCTATGGTATTCTATTATTTACGGTGAATATGTACCGGACTTTTCAAAAGTATTCATACGGACTTACCCGGTATATCGGGAGGTTTTTGCCGCCGCTTTCATTGATCGTGTTGTCCATCACTGGATCGCTCTTCGTATCGAGTCGATTTTAGAGGAACGTTTTCGGGAACAAGGGAACGTCTCGAAGAACTGCCGGAAAGGTGAGGGATGTCTGTCTGCCGTGCACTATCTGAATAACATGATAGTCGAGGTCAGTGAGAATTATACTGCCGATGCGTACATTTTCAAAGATGACCTGTTCAGTTTCTTCATGTCTATCTCGAAATCGTTGGTATGGGAAATGCTGAACATATTCGTAAGGGACAATTATAAAGGCGATGATATTGAATGTCTGCTTTACCTTCTAGCCGTTACTATCTTTCATTGTCCACAAAATAAGTGTATCAGACGCTCTCCCGTCTCCATGTGGGACAGACTTCCCAGTAATAAAAGTCTGTTTCATAATGATCCTGACAGAGGAGTGGCTATCGGGAACCTGCCGTCACAACTCATAGCCAACTTTCTGGCGTCTGTATATGATTATTTCGTGATGGAAATATTGGGATTCATGTATTATGTACGCTTTGTTGATGACTTTTGTATCGTAGTGAAATCACCGGAAGAAATATTGTCCAAAGTCCATCTTCTTGATGGTTTCCTGAAAGAACAACTCCTTTTACGGTTGCATCCACGCAAACTGTATCTTCAGCATTATAAGAAAGGAGTCTTGTTTGTTGGGGCGTTCATTTTGCCGGGTAGAATTTATGTATCTAACAGGGTGGTTGGTAACACATATAACGCTGTCAGGAAATTTAATAGAATAGCTGAAAATGGATTTGCAGAAGCGTATGTTGAGAAGTTTGTGAGTACGATGAACTCTTATTATGGCCTGATGAAACACTTTGCAACGTACAATATCCGCCGTAGAATTGCAGCGATGTTACTTCCTGAATGGTGGGAATATGTTTATATCGAAGGACATTTTGAAAAGTTTGTATTGAAGAATAAATATAACCATAGAAAACAACTAATTAAACATATCAAAAAACATGGATCAAAAAAATATCTTACCGCGTGGGATTGTTAAGCCGATAGAGCAACAGCCGGACGGAACCTGGATTGTACGTCATCACTTCCGGGTGGTTGGTACAAATGAGAATGGTGAAGAACTTGTAACTTTTGCCAGTTCGGAATATCCCGAAAAACCTACAATACAACAGATTCAAAGAAGTATTGACCGTTATCGGGTGTGTCTAACAATGTATGGAGATACAATTTCTGACGAAATAGAAAAGGTTGATCTTTCCGTGTATATGTTTACGGATTAATAGTTCAATCTATCGGTTATTTTAAGGGGTGCTTTTCTAGCATCCCTTTTTTTGTAATTGAAAAAGCGAAAATTATAATAATCTGTTTTATAGCGGTTTATCATAGGATTGATTTTCAAGATTTTCTATTTTTGTAAAACTGGTTATTATACTTGATACATTTGTCTCATACAGAATATTCTTTTTAATAATTAAACACTATGAGTATGGGTATAAAAGTATTGTATGATTGGATTTTGCAATCTAACCGACCGGCACACATGAAAGCCGGGATGTTTGTTTTTATTGTGATGCTTGTCTTTTGTTTTTTTCCATTAGACATTGCTTTCTGTAAATCTGCTATTGTTGCTCTTGCTACAACAGCTATCGCTGCTGTAGTAGTTGAGTACATTCAAAAGAAGTGCGGATTTATTTTTGATTGGCTTGACGCCTTGGCTACCGTGTTGCTTCCGGGGCTGATTACAATGTTATCAACATTTATAGCTTCAACCTTATAAGATGAGATTATGAAATGGTTGTATGAGCTATTTAATGTAGACCAGATACGAATTATTTTCGTGTCTATGTTCAGCTCTCTTCTTGCTTATTTGACACCGACCAAAGGCTTTTTGATAGCTTTAGTTATTATGTTCGGATTCAACATTTGGTGTGGAATGAGGGCTGATGGGGTTTCGATTGTACGTTGTAAAAACTTCAAGTGGAGTAAGTTTAAAAATGCTTTGGTAGAGCTTCTTCTTTATCTTGTAATTATAGAGGTTGTTTTCACATTTATGACCTTGATAGGAGACGGTGAGAACTCATTATTGGTAATTAAGACTATTACGTATGTATTCTCTTACGTGTATCTTCAAAATGCGTTCAAAAACTTGATTATTGCTTATCCTAAAAACAAAGGGTTCCGTATTATCTATCATGTAATACGCTTTGAATTTAAACGTGCTACACCTGCACATGTACAGGGAATTATTGATAGGATTGAGAACGAATTAGATAAGGAGGAAAAAATATGAAAGTATTGATTGATAATGGTCACGGTGAAAATACACCTGGTAAACGTTCGCCAGATGGGAGATTAAGAGAGTGGGCGTATTCAAGGGAAATTGCTGATAGAGTAGTATCTGAATTGCGCAAGAAAGGTATTGATGCAGAACGGATCGTGAAAGAAGATACGGATGTTCCTTTGTTTGAGCGTTGCCAACGGGCTAATGCAATCTACAAAGAGACAGGAAAGAAGGCTATCCTAGTTTCTATTCATTGTAATGCTGCCGGTTCCGGTGCAAATTGGATGAACGCAAAGGGATGGAGTGTGTTTGTATCTAACAACGCATCAAGTAATAGCAAGAAGTTGGCTAGTTGTCTGGCAGAGGTTGCAGAGAGTATTCCAGTATCGGTCCGTAAACCTATGCCTGGACAACCATACTGGCAGCAGAATCTTGCTATCTGTCGCGATACGAATTGTCCGGCAGTATTGGTCGAAAACTTCTTTCAGGACAATAAAGAGGATGTTGAGTACCTTTTGTCTCGGGAGGGCAAAGAGGATATTGCTCGGATTCATATTGAGGGTATTGTTAAATATCTAGGCTTATGAAGGCTCTAATCTATATAACCATGTTCATGATGGCGGGAATATGGTTTGCTTCCTGCAAGACTTCCCGGAATATGGAAACTCAAAAGCAGATAGACTATTCCGGTGAATTGAGTCGTATTCAAAGCATGATTGAATCACTGCGAGTAGATGTAAGTAAGCAAACGAAGGTTACTACTGACAAGTTGAGTGATCTGAAGATTGAGAATAAAACAGTTTACTTGTCTGCTCCGGATTCAACAGGAAAACAACATCCGATTAAAGAAAGTACTACTACTGCATCCAAGCAGGACCAGGAACGGACGGAAGTTGATGAAACATTATCTATCACTTTACAGCAGTTTTCTAATAGTCTGGATTCTTTGAATTATAAAGTAGATGCAGTGCTGAAGCAAAAGGAAAAGGTTATTGAACTGTCATGGTGGGATTTACATAAAGATAAAATTTATATAGGTATTATAGTTCTAATAATAAGTGGATGGAGAGTATCCAAGTTGAGAAATAAGTAGTACTTTTACATCGGAATCCCTTTAATTCCAAATCCGCGACGGCGGAAATCATGCCCTGACCGAATGGCCGGGGCTTTCTATTTTGCAATTTGATGTGACATCTCTCTAAATCATAAATTTAAAAACTTACCTTTGTGACGTAACTAAAAGATATAATAATGAAAGATGCTTTAGATATTATAATGAATTTGTTAAATGGAAAGTATAGTCTTACCATAGTAACTATTGCAGGAGTGGTGTTTATTATATTCTTAATATTAAGAATAAGACTTGATTTAAAAATATTTAAGAAACAAACTCGTTTTTCAAAGTTACATGAAAAAAAATGTGAATCTGCTGGAGTCTTATTTTCTAAATTTCAAAAAATGAAATGGGCTGTTGGAAGGTATATAAGTCCTTATGAAAAAATATATGAAGGAGAGCCTTCTAATAAAAAAATAGTAGATAGTTATCAAGCCTTTTGGGAAGCTTATGAATATTTTCAATGTAATATTATATATTTTGAGCCAAAGTTAAGAGATGATATTTATTCTTTCTTTAAGAGTGTTAGAGGAAATATTGATATGTATGCTCAGTTTAAAGAAGATTATGAACACAATAAGAATCATGAACTATGCCAAAATATGAGAGATTTGATAACAAAATCAGACTCTCTGCTTGATGAAATATCTGAAAAATTAGAATTGGATTTTAGAAAGATTATAGGTAATCAATAAATATATGGAGAATAATTACAATCATGACTCCATTCAGGGAAAAAATGAAAGAGGTAGCCAAATAAGCTACCTCTTTGTTTTGTAATCCTTCCTATCAACAACACACACAATCAACACACTCTCAAGAAGGCTTACATAAGATAGTACTAATATATAAATGAAAAGTTCGATCGTGGATATAAAAAAAGTGAGGGGAACCACCCCCTCACCAAAGTCAAACCAAAATAATCCGAATTATGTCCGTATTATCTTGATGTTGCAAAGATACAATTATTTTTCGATTAGACAATAAAAATCCCTGCATCGGCTCAATGCAGGGATGGTGTCAAATAAGAGCTTAACTGATTTTTAATGATGTCTGATGAATCATTTCGCTAACATCGTTCAAAGCGTTCAGGAACGTTTTGAGTTCATTGTCAGTAAAGCGAGCCTTTTTCCCGTTGACTATATTCCCATTAATACGCTGATATAGCCAGTTTCTACTTTTACCAAAATATTTCTTTGCAATATAACTGAATGAGATTGCTTCGGGCAATTCTCCAAGTTTATCACGTAATATGGCTTCTTCCGCTCTTTCTATATAATCATTGCAGGCATTTACTGTTGCTTTTAGCCCAGCTTCAGATACTTTTTTGTAGGCTTCCTTTTGGGCTTCCGGTAGCTTATTATATTTATCCTGCATTTCCTTTTTGAAAGCTTCTTTTTCTTCTGTGGTTTTTAGTTCTTTGAATCTTTCAAAGTCAGCCTGCATTTCTTTTGTTGGCAGGCAATCATTCCAATCTATCATAGCTTTTAATGTTTGTCCCTCCCCGAAGGGAGGGATGTTAATTACAACTTTTTTAATTTCTCTTGGATTTCGTTCATCCGATCGAGTATGTCATTTATAAGCGCTTCCCGTTCTTTGGCATTTTCAGGAACCCCATAGGCCTCGTGAAATGAAGCGAGAAGTTTTAAATTCTCATACTCTTGTTCTAATTCTTTTTTTTCTTCATCTTTCATCAGTTAAACATTAAAATTAAGAACTCTTATTTGACACTACAAAGATAATAAGCATTTGGTTATTATGCAAATTCTTAGTGATTTATTTTATATGTGA